TTAAAAACTGAAATGAATTTTTATGCCCTCTTCATCGGTAATATCGACCCTGTTTATCATTACCTTTGCAAGAGCATTCTTTTCTTCCACAGAAAGCTCGTCCCATCTGTTCAGTGGTTCTATCAGTGGCTTGGTATCGATTTTCTTCACTCTGCGTTCTATCAGAAGAAGCTGCTTTTCGTATTCATTCTTCTTGGCATGAAGCTCGCTTATCTTGTTCTGAATGTACCCGAAAAGAACATCGTCCGCATCAACAAGCCTGTCGATCAGCTTTTTGGTATCTGTTTCAATGCGAAGCAGTTCTGCCTTTATCTTTTCAGCTTCCGAAGATCTGCTCTCTCTGCTGTTCTTTGCAACCTCAAACTCGGCAATATGCTCACGCATTGCGTTCAGAACAACATTTTCTGCATCATCGGGACGAACCTTCAAACGTTCTGTTTCACGGCTGCACCCTTTTATGGTTTTAAGCCCCGTGCAGTTGTAATATCTCCAGAGTTTGGTCTTGTCCGCATTGTATGAATACGCAATAAGCAGGGCTTTTCCGCAGTGTCCGCACTTGGTAAGACCTACAAGCCACGATTTAAGCTCGCCCCTCGATTTCGGTATCTTATGATTGTGGGATTTTTTGTCCTGCACCGCAAGCCATGTTTCGGAATCAACAAGTCCCTCATGATAGCCCACCTTGATAAACCTGTCCTCGCTGTTCTTCTTATGCCACAAAAGCCCGTGTACACCGTCATAGGAATCAATATCATCTATCATCGTAAAACCTCTTTACAGGAAATATTCATACACATTTTTATCGGCACGAACATAGAGCGGATTTTCAAGTATTCTCGATATTTCGCTCCGATCCATACTTCTGTTTACGGGCGAATTGCCTGCTGTTGATGATGAGGGAAGCCCATTATCCTTTATGTAGTTTACAACATCAAGCAGGGACGTTCCCGATTCCTTGTAAACTTCGTATGCAGCTATGACAGTCTGAGCCGCTTCCGATGGAACAAGCACCGACCCTGTCTTGCCGTTTATGGTCTGTCTGCTTGATTGGAAACCGAAAAACATTTTGCCGCCCTGATAAAAGCCTGTTTCAACGGCTTTGGTGCTGTATGCGTCCTTTACTCTCGCCGCAATGGTTTCACGCTCGAACTCCGCAAAGTTCAGAAGATTGTTTCGCATCATTCTGCCCTCTTTGGTTTCCGTGTTGAACGGCTCGGAAAGGGAAACAACTCCCACTCCGTAACGGTCCAGCTCGTCCGTGATATTGAGATATTCCCTCATATTACGGCTGAAACGGTCATATTTTTTTACGATTATCCTGTCTATATAGCCGTCCTTTGCATCGGACATCATCTGCATAAATTCGGGTCGGTGACGAACGTCCTTGCCAGACTTTCCGTCATCGCAGTAAACCTTGAAATTTGCCTCCTCTCCGACATATCTGATACATTCTTCTCTCTGTGCAGCTATGGAAAGCGAATTATTTCCCTTTTCCTTATCGCTGACGGAACGGCGAACATATATTGCTGTAAATTTGCTTGTCATAATAATCAACCTCCATAATATGAAAGCCGATCATACGTTGTTGCTATAATTATAACACACTCGGTTTCATATTTTAACGCTTTAAAGCAACGATTTCAAAATCATTTCTTGACATTTCGAGTTTTAAGGTATATAATATAGATATGGGATATATACCATATCGTAAAAGGAGAGTAAAAGCTTGTTTGATGTAGAATACTATGAGAAAGAGGACGGTACGTTCCCTGCCGAAGAATTTATCCTGTCTCTTGATTCAAAAATGCAGGCTAAAATGTTTCGTGAGCTTGATCTGCTTGAAACTTTCGGAAATCAGCTTCGTGAACCTCACTCCAAACCGCTTGGAGACGGAATATATGAGATTCGTGCAAAGGTGGCTTCCGACATTACAAGAGTTCTGTATTTCTTCGTGGTCAATAAGAAGATAATTTTAACCAACGGATTTGTAAAGAAAACACAGAAAACGCCCGATAATGAAATTGCACTTGCCCAAAAATATCGTAAAGATTATCTTGAACGCAACAAGGAGTGATCGTTATGAGTAAAAATTTCAGAGAAACATTAAACAAACGTCTTGAAACCGATGCCGAGTTCCGCAAGGAGTATGAAGCTCTTGCTCCCGAATATGAGCTTGCCAAAATGCTCATTGCCTGCCGCAATGCTGATAACCTCACCCAGAAACAGCTTTCCGAGCTTACCGGCATAGATCAGGCTGACATCAGCAAAATTGAAAACGGTAACGCAAATCCTTCTATCAAAACACTTACGCGCATAGCTTCCGCAATGAATATGAATTTAAAAATTGAATTTGTTCCCAAAACTCAAAATGCCTGATATATGCCAACCGCTTCTGTCACAAGCGGTTGGCATTTTCTTTAGCTCACCTTGGTTTCTTTCTCGTCCTCTTCCTTTATCTCCTTCTCGTGAGGTTTCAGAATATCATAGTTCTGATTTATCCTGTTCCTCTTAACACTCTCGCTTACATTTTCGGGAATGTAGGAAGTAACCTTGATGCCGTTAATGGTGCGCTCGATTATTCTTTCTTTCATAAGCAAAATGCTCCTTTCAATTTTTCTTTTGTTCTGTAAATTAAATACGTTCAACGGCAGTGTGAATCCCGATTTCTCCGAGCCGTCTTTTCCTGTTCTCTGATATGTTTTTTCTCGGCTGCCTTGGCATTGACCTTTTCAGCCCATTTGGGGATATTTTCACAGGCTTCAACGAACCTCTTATCAAGAACAGGTTCAGGCTTAGGCAGACTTGCTTCATATTCCTCAAGCTCCTTTTTGCCCATCTTACAGTAATGAGCATAATCGGTTTCAAGCTGACGTATAAAGGTCGTATAATGTGCGGTAACGTTTTTCTTGTTTGCAGCCGCCTGTTCGTACTCGCTCTGCCTTTGCGAAAGCTCCGATTTCAGCAGCTCCAAATCGTGCGATACTTTGTACAGATCTTCCTGTGAACAAATGTTATTGTCCTTCAATAGCCGCAGTGATGCCAACTCGCTTATATTCTTGGGCATTAAACCGCCTTGGGTATGAATAAGTTCGAGATAGCGTTCACCATGTTCAAGGATAAACTCCTTTTCCTTTATCCTTTTCACTATCTCATTGTACCGTCCGACAGCAGCATCGGCTTTTTCGGCGATCCTATTAACGTGATCTTCAAACGCCTGCTTGGTATGGATTTTGTTTTCGTGAACATAACAAAGCAGCTCTGCCGTTCTCCGCAGTTCGCTGTATGTTACCGAATGACAGAATTCGGGACAGCGGTAAAATGATATCTGCATCTGTCTGAGGCATATTGCATATTCTCTCTGTATGCCCGAATATGTAAGAATCTTATCCAGTGACATTTCCTGATTTTTATTATCAATGCGGTACTGCAATTCTTCAAGTCCATAGCCGTCACCAAGTCTGAATGACCTTACAGCCCTGCTCCTTTTAAGTTCGGCAGGCTTTACCGATAAATATTTTCCCTGTCTGACTTCATATCCGCAGGAAATGAGCTGCCCTGCCAGATCGGCAATGTTTTTGACATTCTCCATAAGTACGATACGGTCAATATCGTCACATAGCTTCTGCTTCCAAGATGTATTGTTCTTTCGGGCAAGCCATTCAGTATATGTGAGACTTCCGCTGCGTTTCGGTTCTTTTATAACATGAAGTCCGTATTTTCTCATCAGCTTATCGGAAATATCCCTGCACTCTTTCAAGGTCTTTTGATTCTCTATCCAATGTCTGCCTTTCATATCATAAGCATTTACTGCAAAATAGACGTGTATGTGGTCGGTGTCCGTGTGCGTTCCCATCAATATCTGCATACTGTACCCAAAAACATTCCTTGCCCATTCCTCTCCAACATACAGAGCTTCCTCCGGAGTGACCTCGCCTTTTCTGAATGACATTACATAATGATGCATTTTTATCTTCTGCTTTCCGCTTCCCACAGCTCTTTGAGAAAATTTCTGTCCCGAATAGCTGTCATAGCAAAGAGCCATTTCAAGGTATGCGGAGTATGGGTCTTCGGAACAATTCAGCCCCTTGACCAATTCTGCTTTTTTATCTTTTGTTTCTCCCACAACATATTTCAGAAGTGCAAGCGGCGATGCCTTTATTGATGAAATGTGTTTTATTACAGCCACGCTTCCGTCACTTCCTTAAAGACAGGCGTTCTGAGCTGATTATGCACATAATCCTCCAAAAGCTCTATGTCCTTTTCGGCTTCTTCCACATCTTTGAGATAAACGGCTTTTTCGGTATTGACATTTTTCGCAACGCTGTTGATATCAATGCAGGCTGAATTATCATCATAGGAAGCGTTCATAAGCATACTTTCCAGATCCAAACGCATAATTTTTCCGCTGACAGCTTTTTCCCTTATGTAAGCAGCATGATTCTTTCCGCTTTTCTTTGAAAGGAAGATCATCTTGTCCCATTCATCGGAATTGTACTTGACCTCCTTGCGGATCGTTCTTTTGGTTCTGCTCATTTTGTGAAATCACCTCCTTGTCAGTCAATGTTCAGAAGCTGATAATAGTAACGATTCAGAATGCGTCTGCAATTCTCAAAACGCTTTTTCAGCTCTTTCAGCTTTTCAAGATGTTCGGAGTTTGTTTTTTCGGCAGTCTTGATGATCATATCCAGATCGGTTCCGATGTGATTCACCTTTTTGAACGGAAGGCACAGATCTTCCGCACGATAGTCTTTCCACATCTGATGAACCGACATATTTCTGATAAAAGCCGCAGGCTTCATTTTCAGAAATTTCGCACGTTTGCAGACAACAGTCCATTCGTCCTTGCCGAAAAATATATTTTTTCTTATTGTTCTTTTCAGAAATATCACTTCCTATCATTTTTCTATTTTTATCATTTATCGGGGTCTTAGGGGCATAAGCCCCTAACAAGCTGCCTGCACCGTTCAGGCAGAAAAAAGGCGGTCTTTTTCTGTGCTTGTGCTAATCTACCCGTACCCCTTTGTAAACACCGTTCATGCAATGCCTTTACTTCCTGCCGAACAGTCCCGATGCGACTTTCTGAACTATTCCTATATTTGCATTATCCTCAAAAACAGCAAACAGCATATCAAGCCTTTCCGCAAAATTATCGAAAGCAGATACCTTGTCTGTAAGCTCGGATATGCGTTTATCCTTTTCGGAAATGAGAGTATTTTTCTCAATTATGCACTGCTCCATTTTCTTCATAATGCCCACATATTCCTCAAAAAGCCTGTTCTTTGTTTCAAGCTCGTGAGTGAGGTTCGCTATCTTCCTTTCCCTGCTGTCGGCAAGCTTCTTGTTCTCCCTGCTTTCAAATTTTACGATATTGAGGGTGTTTTCCAACTCGATATTTTTGCTTATGAGCAGAGCATTGTCCTTTGTGGGCTTCAGAAAATCCTGTGCAAACTCATCAAGCACTTTTCTGCCGTTTATTATGAAAATGTGACTTTTAAGTTTTTCCGAATGACGTTTTATCTTTGAATTTACCGACTGTCGGGAAACGTGCATTTTCTCGGCGTATTCTCTTATCGTCATTGGAATTTCTGCGGATTCGTTCAAATTCAAATCACCTCGCATTCGGTCAATCAGCTATCGCCAAACTTCATCTGACCAGACTGATTCTGATGCCTGCTGATAATCCGATTTTTCAGAATTTTAAGAGCATTGCTGTTAGGGATTTCATTGAGAAATGCAATAAGCTCCTGCGCAGAGATTTTCTTCTCTCTGCAAATCTTCAAAAGCTCTTTGCTTTCAAGCTCTGCGATTTTAGCATTATTCTCCGAAATGCTTTTGTCGATTGCCTGCCCCTTATTCTTGTGGGCGGTTTTCTGCTCTTGAAGCTTGTTGCGCTTTTCGTAACATTCCCGAAGCTTTTCAGTATCGGTACGCTTGGGCTTGATAATTTTTTCGGCAGTATGCTCATTTGCCGTTATGGTCTTTACTTCATCATTCATCTGTCTGCCCTCCCGTCAGCATCAGTGATCTTGCTTTTCTCTCTGCTGTCCAGCCAGTCGAAAAACTTATCTCTCTGAATAAACTTCCGACTGCCGATCTTCACAACAGGCACATCATTACGGTTAAGGATATTGTACGCCATCGTCCTCGTGAAGCCCATTGTCTGAATGTCATTTGCCGATAACATCATCGGCAATGTTTCTCTGCTGTTCATTCACAGCACCTCCGTTTTCTTTTTCTCGGCTCTTGGAATTTTCCTTTGAGCTTGCTCCAATTATATATCAAAAATTCCGAAAATCGCCCTTTTGCCCGTATTATTTATGTTTCATAAAACTCATTACACTTATGCGTGCAAATATTGTATCAATGCAGATAATTCCGTACTTTGTATTGACGAAACGTGCAAAATGAGATATAATAAATACATAAAATTTTATTGACCGAATTCGTTTGATTTTCTATGAAAGGGGCGTATTTGTTATGATAGATCTGTTTGAGTGTTGCGGGGAAATTGCTTCGGTGGGCATTATCGTTGATTTTACGGAAGATACGGAAACATATATTGTCGGCTCTCCTGCGGATATTAAAGCTTGGGCGTACAATGGCTGTCCCCGAAAAGCTCCGAAAGGACTTATGCGGCACAGCAACAAACTTGGGAATTTCGTCAAGGATATTAACCGCCTTATGAAAGTAAAGCGTGAGCTGAATGAAATTATGGAACTAAGCAACAGGCTGTGCAATGCAGACGCTTTATGTGACGGAAGCTGTAATGCTGTACTGGAAGAATTATCTGAATACTACGATGTATCCGAATACGCCAATATCGTTAAAAACTATATTATCTATTTTCTTTTCAGTAAATTCAAGCTCTGTCAGCGTGATTTCAATAAAAAAATCGGGTTGTCCGTAAAGGGCAACCACGATCGTGCAGAAAAATATATTGATTTGTTCAAATCGGACAGCAAGAAAATCTTTCGTCCGTTTATTATGGCAAGAGCAGACGATATGTTCAGCGTTACAAAGGCTGTAAGATGTCAGACCGATATTTTTGACAGCAGTATTTACAAGATACATACCGATAACAGGAATATACGGCTATTTGCGGCAAATGATTCGTTCATCACTTTGCTTGATACCTATGTTGATATTATGTCCGATGCAGGGCGAATAGTAACCAACTGCGAAAACTGCGGTCAGCTTATGATTACAAATCGCTCAAATGCTTCTTTGACCTGCGGACGTTCCACCTGCAAGAAAGAGCGTTTATACAAGGCTAATGACGATTACAAAAAGCGTGCTATGAAAGACCCGATAAAGGAAGCATATCTCAATTTTGACAACAAGTGCAGGAGCTATCGCAAAAAACTCTCCAATTCTCCCAAACTGCATGAAAAATACAACGAGGCTTTTGACGAGCATAGGGAAAAGATATGGGCTGTCAAGCGTGGTCTGACTGTAAAAAGCAGTTCCGATGATATTGACCGCTATAATCAGATGTGCTTTGATGCTTGTCAGGATTTGCAGGATTTGGCTAAGCAATTAAAAATTCAAAGTGATACGGAATCAATAAAAGACCACTAAACTCAAAGGCTGATGCGATTTTTACATCAGCCTTTGCAATATCACCTTTAATCAACGTAAGCCATTAATTTATCAACTTAACCCAGACAATGAACGCATTACAAGATCAATATCTTTGTTTTTAAGTTCCTGAATAATATGCAAATATGTTTTCTGTGTTGTTGTCATACTTGAATGACCCAGCCTGCGTGCCACACTTACTTCTACAATCATCAACGAATCCAACTCAAACCAAAACTGACTCTGTTGGAGTTACGGAGTCAGTTCTTTTCTTAGAACTTGTCAACATAGAAAAAATATGGTATAATAAAAGCTATGAGATACACAAGTGATTTAACAGATGCACAATGGGAGCAGATAAAGGAATACTTTCCGGCAGGCAATAAAAGCAAATATGACAAGAGGGAGCTGGTAAACGCAGTATTGTATTTGGTGAAGACCGGATGCCAATGGAGAAATTTGCCGAAGGATTTTCCAAACTGGAAAGCAGTGTCAATGTTCTACTATCGTGCACAGAAAAAAGGAGTATGGGATAAAATCCTGAAAATGCTCGTCAAAAAGACAAGAACAGCCCAAGGAAGAAACGAAGAACCAACCTATGCGCTTATTGATTCACAGTCAGTAAAAAAAACGGCTGCAAGCGAAAATCGAGGATATGACGGAGGAAAAAAACGAAAGGACGCAAACGACATATCGTAACAGATACGCTTGGAAATATGCTGTGTGTTCACGTTCATGCAGCCAATATACATGATACGAAAGGTGGAGTTTTTACTTTCGAAAAGGCTTTATACCGTTATCCTACAATCATAGCTGCCCGTGCAGATCAGGGGTATAGGGGAACATTTAAAAACACCTTTGACATGTTCCATAATATACGGATTGACATATCTCCAAGAATTCAAAACACATTTGAAATTCAACCTCTTCGTTGGAAGGTTGAACGGACTTTCTCATGGTTTCAGGGTTCACGCCGCCTTTCAAAAGACTATGAGATAAAAGCTGTTCACGCTGAAACTATGTGTATTATTTCGCATATCCACACGCTTTTGCGTAGATTTTGATTCTATGTGGACAGGTTCTAAATTATCCAGTGTAGTGAATATGTGATATTTTGGACTATGCTCTTCTTTTTGCATTAACGTAAAATATGCATCTTCCTCAAGATAAATATGCATAGTAATAGCAGAAAAAGTTTCTTCTCCATAAGAAACATCAGCTTTTATACCATGCTTTATTATCAATTCATCAATTTCTCTACTAACACTTAAAAGGTTAAAATTTTATAATAGTCAGGAATGTATTTAAAATTCTTATCTAAAATATATTGACATATTTTTTCTTTTACCTTTTCAATATTGTCAACATAATATGTAAAAATTGCATGTGCCTGAACCTCAGCAGCAAAAGAATATAATGACGTACTTCCTAGTGTATATCGTAAAATATTATATATCTCCTTTTTATTTGGTGCATTAACATCACTAATTTCAATAAAATCCGGACATTGAGCATAATCGCTGAAATAAAATCTAACTCCATATATAACTTGATTTATAATTGCTTCAACATTTCCAATTTCAGATGTTATTTCTATTTTATTTGAATTGCCAAATGATTCTTTAAGAACTTTTTGAATATATAATTTACCAATCAAGTAACTGCCACACGAGGACGTCTTTGAGAAATAATAAGATAAGTGATCATCATACAATGATGTATCGCCAATAGCAACCTTATCCAAACACTCAATTGTAAATGAATTTGCATATTCATAATCATTAAAACAAGTCATATCCAATTTACAAAATGGTACAGCTACACCACATGTTGATAAGTTACCTAAAGCATCAGTATCTCCCGGTTCTCTCAATTTGACAATACTGTAAATATAGTCAAGTTCAGATTCAACAGCATAAAAATACCAATCATCATAAAAAGCGCTTGATAACACACCTGATTCATCCATAATATCGCAATTCATGGATTTTAAAATTTCTTCAACAGATACAGAACATATATAAAAGCCATCATCAGTATATAGAAATTCATTATCAGTAATAAGATTGGCAAAGTACATTTTTCTAAACTCCAAAGGTGTATTATCTTTTTTTAGTGGATAAATATCTACATAATCTTCAAATCCTTCTCCATCTCCATCTTCCGAAATAGGATCAGAAACAATCGGCAAAACATGAACAGAACCATAAACATAGCTCAGAAAAGCAATATCATTGATTACAACATCATTAAATCTGTTGAGTCCTCTTTCAACATAAGTAAGCTCAGACTTAACAGCAACACACTCGCCATATGTAGGCAGATCAACAACACCATTAACAAATTTAATCAATAGCTTGCCGTCCGCACCCTTAACACTGAAATTGATCTCCTTATAATCGGGCAGACCATCTTCATCTGTATCGGGTTGAGTTTCATCTATTTCGTCAAGCTTTGCAAGCTGAGCATATTCCTCAGTTATTGGTGCTTTGAGTTCAACTGTCCTGAGTCCCGTTGCAAGTATCATCTTATACTTACCAGTATTTTCTTCCTCTTTGTTGATTTTTTGCCGTAAATATGCTTCAGTACCTCTTCGGTATAATCTGTTGCATCAGAAAGAATAATGCCGCCGCTGTTTTTGTGCATATCATGAGCATAGCCGTAAACTAATGAATCGTCAATTTTTGCGATAACGCTGATATCAACATTTTTCCCAACTGCACTGTCAAGAAAGTCGTATCCGTTTTCGGTGCGGTAAATTACTCCTTCCTGACTGAAAAGGCTGAATGCATAGGTCTCCCTGCTCAAGTCGCACACTGATATGATACCGCCGACTGCATCGGACAGGATAGCACTATCTTCGGTCGTTCCGCTTGAAGCGACCTCTTTCAATGTCTCTGCCAGTGTATTGTAATCGGTAAAAAATCTGTTGCCCTTTGCGGAATACACCTTATAGCCTTTATCGGTTGACATATCCGTATTCTGTTCAAATATATATTCTTGAATCGGGTGAGTGTTTGAGCACAGTCCTGCTTATGTCAAGGATTTTTTCCTTTGTTTCTTCCAACTTGTCGGAAGCTATTCGTGTGTCTATTACAAACACAACATTCAGATTATTCTTGTATTTTGAGTCATTTGACTTTGCTTCAAGCTCATTTACAGTATAGCACATATAATTGTCGTTGTCAACCGAATTTTCGGACATAGCTCCGCTTTCCTCAACTTCTGTCTTGCCGAAAGTTGAAGATATTCCAAGGGAATCAAGCCAAACTTCCATATCTATAAGGCAGTATGTACCAAGACAATCCGTAGTTGTATACACAACGTTTTTGTCAGTATCGTGGAAAGTTTCAACAGGCAGAAGCATATTTATATCTTCAAAATATTTAAAAATGTTAAGCCGCTTTATACCCTTAAATTCGTTTCCATTCTCAGCATATGTGCCGAGTGTATTGTTTACGATAGATTCGTTAAGCTCAAATTTTACGGTCACTTCTTCTACAGACAGACCACTGCCATAGTTAAACTGCGGAATGATACCAATAACAGCGTCATTCTGCATTACTGCCGAATAACCGCTTTCATATGCGGACAAATTCTTTTCCGCTACACCGGCTGCTTTCATTTCAAGAGAAACCTTAAAAGGAGTGTCCTCGTCCTCATTTATAGCCGAAAGAGCCTCGGAATCTGCAGAAACCGTCTGTGTAAAGGTTCTCTCACTGTCAGGTGTTCCATTGGTAGAGCCACTGTTCGGATCAAGACCAAGAACAATTTCATCACCGTCAGATATCCCATCTTCATCTGTATCATATTTCAAAGGATCGGTCTTGTGAATATTTACCTCCGCACCGTCAGTCAGTCCATCGCCGTCAGTATCGGAATTGTTGGGATCTGTTCCAAGCTCGCATTCCTTCAAATTGGATAGCCCGTCATTATCAGGATCCTCATCACCGTCATTAACGCCATTATCATCACTGTCAGCTTTGAGGGGGTCTGTACCAAGATAAAACACCTCATAACCGTCGGTCAGACCATCGCCGTCTGTATCGGGATTATTCTTGTCCGTTCCGAGGATATCTTCATAATAGTCGGGAAGTCCGTCGGAATCGCTGTCAAGCTCGTAATCAATATCATCAAAATCGGGATATTCAAGAGCACTTCTTCCTACAACAACAGCTGTAAGTACAAAGTTTTCAGCGTTTGCATTCTCAGTTGCAGATTTTTCGGCAGAAAAACCAAAGGACGCACTTTCCCCTGCCTTGATGTGATTTGACAAGCATAATAATAAAAATGCAAAAAGACGGGAAATACGAAATAAATAAAAAAATAGGTCAAAAGTCACGCAAACACGTGGTTTTTGACCTATTTTTTATGCAAAATCATTTTGTGAAAATTTTTCAAGTTGTCAATCGAAAAATCGAAATTTTTGAAAAAAGTTCTCTGCTTCAACTGGAAATTGCATTTAGCCTTTTTATGCGTTATAATACCTTTTTTAAAAGCTTTTTAAAGCCGTTAAAATGGCTATTTTACGTTGTTTTAATATTAAAAAGGTATTAGAACGCTTTCGATGTCAAGATTGTTTTTTACGCTTGTAATTGGAAATCAAGGGGGTGGGAACTGGGAACTAAATTTTAAAGGGGTGGGAACTTAGTTCCTTCCCCCCTTTTTCCATAAGTCAAAAAGTCATTCGATTAAACCGTTACTATTGATAAATGGCTCAAATTGCTTATATAATTACGTTCTATTGGATCTGTCAAAAATTTATTCCGTTTGTAAAGATCCTGCATTCTCTGCGCCCGTATTGTTGCGGCTTTGATTGAAATATTGCAGAGTTCCGATATCTCCTCCGGGCTTTTTATTTTTAACCCCCATAATACACAAGCTGGTGCAAGAATACCTATTGCAAAACGCTCGGCTTCATATTCCGACGCTTGCTCAATCAGAATATGACCCAGTTCGTGCGCAATAGTATATCGTTGTGTCGGAATGGAATCAGTATCTCGGACTACTATATAGTCACGATTGTCTATTTTAACTACCTTTCCCCTTTCGTCCTCTGTCAGCTTATTTGTTGTTAAATTGCTATTCTTTATTATGCGTATCCCATAGTGATGGCATATTTGCGATAAATCTGTGGGCAGCTTATCAATTGAACAATTAATAAGACACTCCCAGCTTGCATTTCTCGCTCTTTTATAGTTTTCATAACTCAAAAAAATCACCTCGGATTTATTATAACCCGAAGTGATTCTTTTTTACGGTTTATTTATAATCATCTGTAGAATCAGGAGCATTTAAAATATCGCTGAAATCACCTGTTACAGTTTTAGGCTTTTCTTTATTGGTACTTCTTGCAGCGATTTCCGCCGTATGGATATGTGCCTTTTTTGTCATTTGTTTTAGTTCGCCTAAAATTTCCCCTTTTTCCATATCTGTAAGCATTTCATACATTTCAAGTAAGTTCAGTTCATCTTGGGATAATGATGCTTTTTTCTCTATACCAAAAAACAGTAGTTCTAAAGGGATTTCAAGCTCATGTGCCAATTTTGGAATTATATCTGTATTAATATTTCCGTTTTTCCAAGCTGTCATTGCACTTCTACTTGAAGCAAATTTATCTATAAGAGTAGTAACAGAAATATTTTTGCTGTCACATATATCTATTAGATTATTAAATACTGCAGAGAATTCAGGCGATTTCTGTAATTTTTTTGCCATAAAACCAGCTCCTTATTTGTGCATAATAACAAATTCTAAAAATAGAACCATTTTCTGCTGACAAATTCTAATTTTAGAATTATAATTAACAATAGGAAACCAAGTAGGCACAGTAATCCCTTGGGTTCCAAGATGATTGTATCATAAGAAACTTGAAAAAACAATAGAAATGGAGGAAAAAACGATGAACGATTTAAAAGTTTTCAGTAATTCCGAATTTGGTGAACTTGGAGTAATGCTGATTGACGGAAAAGAGTATTTTCCTGCTACACAGTGTGCTAAACTTATCGGACACGAAAATCCGGCAAGAGCTGTACGCAAATTCTGCAAAGGGGTGACCAAAATGGTCACCCCTACGGTAGGAGGCTCACAGGAAGTCAATTACATACCCGAAGGTGATTTGATCGCTTGATCGTAAACAGTAAGCTCCCCACAGCAGAAAGGTTTGAACGCTGGGTGTTTGATGAAGTCCTTCCGAGCATACGTCAGATGGGCGGTTACGGTAACATTAATACTGAGTAGGTCATAGCCCAAACTGCGACTGCGGTTGTCAGCGAGGTCATGAAACAGCTTATACCAATTATCAAATATGATAATGCGAATTTCAAAACCGGAAACAGTCGCAGAAAAGTAAGAAAATATGTGCATTATCAGCCTTCTAAAATTGACACTCTTTCACCGGAGATAAGGGAATGTGTGAATGAAATGCTGTCGTCGGGCAAATATTCCTGTCAGGGAGTGGCGAACTACATTATAAACACCACAGGTGAATACATTTCACAGATGGCTGTCAACAGATACAAACACAAGCATTTTCAAATTGCAGATGATGAACAGCTTTGTTTTTTTTCAGTATGATCGTTTCATAAGAAACTTGAAAAAACAATAGAGACGGAGGAATTTTTTGTGAAAATTATTATTGAAGGCACAGTTAATGAAATGCCCGATATTGCAAAGAATCTGCAACATCAGGCATTAGATAAGAATACTCAAAATGTAAAATATATTTCCGAAGATGACTTACGGAAAACTGTGACTATTCTTTCAAATTATTTCAAAAAATACAGCAAGGTACGAGTTTTTGGATATATGCCTGATACTGAGTTAAGTACCTTTATCGAAAGAACCCTGAGCAAGTAATTTCTTATGGTCACGTCTGGGTTTAGCATAATAAGCGTCTCTTGCACCTGAGAAATTTACAAGATTTTCATTTTTAAAAACGGATATTAATTCAGCAACGCTGAATGGAGATATTGGAGTTTTGGTAAACATCTTTTCACCTTTAAAAATGTATAACGTGCTGATATATGATGTCATAAGTCTATCAGGAGCGTTTTCAAAGAAAAGATGTGAAGGTTCAAACCTCTCTATTAAATTATCAACAACTGCCTCATCCATATTAACCATTGTAAAAATGACTGAATCAAAGTTTGTAACTATATATACTCGGTTGGATAAAGATGGTTTGATATTTAACCTTGACAGCATATCATATTTTGGCTGTAATATCTTAACACATTCAAACCCATCAAAATAGTTTATTAAATCCTGATATATCAATTTAAAATCGTACAAATAATCGGGATATTCAACTTTGAAATAGCCTATTTGTGAGTATTGTAAGATATATTTACTTTTTACCGGACTATATCTTGGCATATCATCACCCCCTCTCTACAAAGATTATACATCAAATAGAAGTAAAAATCAAGAAAGGACTGATAAAAATGAACGAAACAGAAAGACTTGCCGAGGAGCTGGAAGAGCTGCAGGATCAGATGGACGATGTTGTGGACGAACTCGGAAAAATAATCATTGAGATCGCAGCGGATAATTCGGAGTTTGTATGCTCCGCTTGCCTCAGAACAGCAAAGGAGCTGTATCAGATATTTAAGAACAACGCCCGTGAAGAAGACTGCGAAAGCATTTGCGAGCAGTACGCTTGCCTTACAGGAAGTGATCTTGATGAATAATGTTTATGAAAGGCTTAAAAAAGACATTGCTTATGCAAAGCAATCCTACTCGATCAAGCTGTTGTATCAGGCACACGGAGCTGTCGGTATGGCTTTTAACCTCGGAGCATTGACGAAAGCTCAATTTACGGAGCTTGACACCGAATGCGTGAGAAAAGGGATAAATAATCCCGAAATATTCAACAACAAGGAGTGTGATATAAAATGACACTTGGAGAGAACATCAGAAATAAGAGGCTCGAATATGACATTGAGCAGCAGGAGCTTGCACAGCGTATCGGAGTAAATAAGGCGACGATCTGCGGTATTGAAACTGGAGTAAAGATACCATCTGTAGCGGTTTTGGTACGGATTGCTGATATACTGCATTGCTCAATAGACGAGCTTTTAGGTCGAAAAGTAAGCTGAAAAAACAGCTACATATAAACAAGGAGGAAAACAATATGTGTCGAAACAGCGGCTAAAACCGCTGTCCGTTGGAAATGGTCTACCAACGCTGATGAAACAGACCCCAAAGGAGGCGATCCCAATGACCGAAGAACAGTTTCGAGCAGAAATGCTCTCCTATGCCTGCGGAGCAGGTAAGGCTCTTATGGAACTCTCTGTAAACCCGGAGGGTATAAAAATAGAGCAGGAACAGGTCAGGAAGAATGCAGCAACCATTCTTACGCTCCTGACCGAAACAGAGGATTTCCTCTCAACCCTAAAAACAAGTATTCCGCTCTGATATATAGTATATCAGAGGTGGAGCAAAAATGCAAGCCCTTTTCATAATTTTTTTAAGGCGGTGCGGAAATGGAATATCTTACCGTCCGAGAGGTGGCGGAACTTAAAGGCTGTTCGGAACGATATATAAAACGAATTGCCAAAGAAGGAAAACTTTCTGCTATACAGGAAATAAACCCACAAAATAATTGTATGCAGTATAAGATTCCAGTTTCCTCACTTCCGGAAGATTTGAAAACCAAGTATTACAAGCAAAAGCAAAAAAGCATGGGACTTCTTCCTGAAACGAAAGAAGAACCATTAAAAAGGCATTCTAAGGCTGTTAAAAAAGCTGTTGTACAGAAAAGTCTTGACGAATATACGGCGGATCAGCGCAGTCAGATAGCTTTTTGGTGCAGGATCCTTGCGGAGTGGCTGGAAACACGCTCAAAATACAAGAACAAAACAGAGATCGACCCTCTTTTCTGCGGAAAAATCAAACTTGAATATCCCGATATTGATATATCGCCGGATATACTTTACCGCAAATATGCAGCATACAGGGATAATGATCTTGATGGACTTGTGGATAAGAGAGGCGGATGGAACAGAGGCAAATGCAGTTTAAATCCCGAGGTTTTCAGCATTTTTACAAGCTACTATCTTACCACGCACCGTTTGTCCGTGGAAAACTGCTACAACAAGACTGTTGCGGTATGCAAGGAATATTATCCGGAACTGGTAGACGGGATCCCCTCTTCGAGAACATTCAGACGACAGGCAGAGAAAATCCCTGCGGCGATCATTGAATATGGTCGGTATGGAAATAAGGCTTTTCTTGATAAGTATCTTGAATATGCCGAAAGAGATCTGAAAAATATGAAATGCAATGATATTTGGATCGCCGATAACCATACACTGGATTTCTTTTCGCTTTCCGATGACGGAGAAGTACATAGGGCTTCGATAACGACCTTTCAGGACGCTAAAAGCGGCATAATAGTTGCCGCAGAGCTGTGCGATCATCCGAACTCGGATACAACGAGACTTGCATTGCGTTCAGCTTGCCTGCAGGGATTTGGATTGCCGATAGGAGTATATTTCGACAACGGTTCAGAGTTCCTCGCAGGGGATATCGCCGGAAGAGGACACCGAACCAAAAGCAGTTGGCAGAAAGAAGAGCATCCGGTTCAGATCCTTGCCCTGTTGGGGATCCACATGACAAACGCTATTCCCAAAAACGCAAGAGCAAAGCCGATCGAAAGATTTTTCTACACCTTTAAGGAGCATTACTCCAAATCGGTCGAAAGCTACTGCGGCGGAAGACCCGATGAACGTCCCGAAGAATGCAAGCGGCTCGTAAAAGAGCGCAAGCTCATTACCGATGCAGAGCTGCGAGAGATACTTCCCGTGTTTATCAAGGGACATAACAGCGAATTGTATGGCGGTAAAGAAAAGCAATACAAAAATATGAAGCGTATAGATGTATGGAACGAAGCTGTAAGAATCGGTGAAGTGGAATTCCGCACAACCGATGAAAAGAACCTCAACCTGCTCATGATGAGAACCACCAAGGTTCAGAAAATCAAGCGCAACGGAGTGTTTATTGAATGGGCAGGACGGAAAATATGGTATAAAGACGAATCTACCGTATTCCATATCAACGAAGAGGTCTATGTTCGCTTTGATCCTGCACATTTGCAGGAAGTCAAGATTTATGACAAACAAACGGACAAGCTGATGTACACATATCCTTGCGCTGAATATCTCAATCTGCCTTTTATCGGTGCAGAAAAGGAAGATATTCAAACGCTCATGCGCAGTCAGGCAAATACAAGAAAGGCAGTCAGAAAGCAGCTTGATGAATACACAAAATTCAATGCTGTTTCCCTGCTTAAAGCGGAGCTGCTCAGAGCGGAACAGAATTCGGCAGGATACGAGATCGCAAAGCCGGAATCATTTGTACCGGTTATTGCAAATGAATTTGAAGCAAGCAATATGAATATTACAAAAATTGAATTTGCGGATATCAAGAAATTAAATGATATACGTGAAAAAACGAAAGGAGCCTGATTATGGATCTACAGAAAATAAATTCTGAATATGAGGCACTTGTAAGTGAATTTGGAGAAACAGGTGCTGCGATTGTTGCAGGAATCTCCCACAAAGACATTCCTGCAGCACTCAAGGAAGAAAACAAGAACACCGTTAAGCTCGCAAATTTTCTTGAATCAAGAGCTGCAGGACTGGTAAGCTATACAGAAGAGCAGCAAGCACTTATCTTAAAGCTTGAACACCTGATAGTTTCTCAGGGAAGCGCACAGAAGGCAGCAGCAGTCATAGGAAAATCCTCGAGCGTAATATCAAATATACGAAAAGGCAAATACAACGGAAATGTGCAGGATTTTTTCAGCGTTTTGGAAAGCTATTTTAATCTGAAACATGAACAGTCCAAAATATACAAGGGTACAGAGTATGTTCCGACCTCCATTTCCGAATGTGTATATCAGACCTTGCGCAGCGTACATATTGTAGGTGCTTGTGAGATCATTACAGGCGATACAGGTATAGGCAAGACCCGAACCATTACGAAATATGCCTCTGACTATCCCGAAAGCACAATAGTTGTTACTCCGACTTACGCCGACAGTTCTGTTGTCGGCATTATGAAACTGATCGCTGCACAGCTCGGTATTTACGGATCAAACCGACTTTACGATCTGAACACTGCTGTTCTCAGCAAACTTCATGACGGAATGCTGATCATTGTCGATGAGGCACAGCACCTCAAATTCTCTGCAATAGATCATCTCAGAGCCATAGCAGACTTGTTTGTTGAAAGAGGTGAAACGATGGGCGTATGCTTTGTAGGCAACCCATCATTCAACAGGCATTTTGAAGAACGCAAGTTTGCTGTGACCGGACAGGTATGGAACAGAGCTAACCTGCGTCCATATCTTAAATCATCTGACATAAAATACGATGACATAAAGCTGCTGTTTCCAAAGCTTACAGCGGAAAATAAGACACCAGAACTAAAATTTCTTTATGCCATAGCTCAAACAAACGGCGAAGGAATACGCCGTGCAGTAAATTTCTATAAAAACGCTTATGACAAAAACAACGGCGTGGTCGATATTGAGTATCTTGCTGCACTTGCACAGCTCGGAAATGCCAGAATCCCGAATATAGGTGCGATAATAAAGCGGCTTAGAGAGGAGGCAGCAGTATGAGCAATAAGATACGCCCAATCCGCCCGACAAGGCGGCAGAAAGAAATAATCAACGCTTTAAGGCTTACCGTTGAGCATTACCTTATTTGTTCCGAAACGGAAAGCACGATCACTCTGTACAACAAACACACTGGAAAAATCATTACCCGATACAAAAAGGAGCTGTGAAAAATGAAAAGGAGCACTAAGCTTATCATCATACTGTTTGCCATACATGAGCTGCTGCTTATGATACTTGGAATGAGCATTGCATTTTCTGCGGAACGCAAGGGGGCTGACGGCACGATCCTTATTTTTCCCCTTGCATTGCTGCTGATAGTACTGGGCTGGATGCTGCGGGATATCCGCAGTGACAGCAGGAAGTAAGGCTTCTCGGGGGTTGTGCCTTAAACATACAGCCCCACCCCAAAACGTTGGTCACCGTTTAGGTGAAAACGTAAAATGAAAACGGAGGTACATATTATGCCTAAGAAGATAACCGCAAAAGTAAGCCGTGAGCCTATTGACACTGAACGCATGACCGAATGCGTCCGTGCTATCAAGGAGCGTGAGCAGGCTAAGAAGTTTATCGAAAAGGAGATCGATGACTATAAGTCCGAGATACAGGCGGTAATGAAGTCACACGGTATTAAGGAGATGCAGTGTGATGTTTTCACCGTCCGCTACAAGGAGGTATCAAGCGAAAAGTTTGACAGCACATCATTCAAGGCACATTACAGCACGCTTTTCGACAAATTTGTAAAACAGGTAAGGTCGATGCGATTTACCATAAGCTGAGGTAATACCTATGGACATGGAAACCTTTGTAAAGGAATGCCGCAGCTGTGATCCGAATGACACGGCTAAGGTCTCCGAGCTGCTTGCCTTTGGGGCGCAGCTCGGAGAAGCTATAATCGAAGCACGGGGCAAACGTGAACGGATACCGTATGAGAAGATATTGGAGCTTTACAACAATATCTGTGTGAGCCTGCCTAAAGCACACAAGCTGTCAACAGAACGCAGAACACGCATCAAGTCCTGCTTTACGCAGAAATTCACGGTGAAGGACTTTGAGACAGCGTTCCGCACGGTACAGAACACGCCGTTTTTGCGTGGCGAGAACGGGCGTGGCTGGCACGCCACATTTGACTGGATCATAAAACCGTCAAACCTGCTCAAGGTACTGGAAAACACCTACGGGGCGGCAGAAGCTGCAAAAAATCCGTCATTTGACATTGACATTATAATGGAACGTGCAAAATACGGCAAGCCGCAGATATGAGAAAGGGAGTATTATCATGACTGACAATGAAAGGCGGCGCATATTCGGGCTGTCGAAGCAGCTGGGCATCAACACCGAAGAGCTGCATCTGATCATTCACGGAGTGACGGGCTGTGAGAGCATCAAGGAGCTGAACAAGGCGCAGACCTATGAAGTGATAAAGGAGCTCAACACCCGTCTCGGAGATGCGCCGAGACCAAAGAAAAGGCAGACCAAAAGGACTGTACCGGGAATGATAACCGTCAGTCAGCAGTCGTACTGCTGGAGCATGATATATCGCCTGTCCGAGCTGGAACCGAGAAAGGCGACAGAGGGTGAGCGAATGTGCGGGGCTATCAAAAAGATACTGGGCGTTACGGCAGTTCCCGAGGATCCGTTCAAGTGGGTAACATTTGACCAGGGACGTGATCTGATAGAGGGGCTGAAACGCTATGTGAATACTGCCGAACGCAAAGCCATAAGGGAGGGACGTGCCATATGAAATGCAATTACTGCGAACACAAGAAGGTCAAGTTCAACGGCAGGAACAACCATTATGTTGTCTGCGGCAGGACAGACGGATTTGTCGGATACTGCAAACGTGGCACCACAGCGTTATATGATGAAGCCCCTCTGCCGGACTGGTGCCCGACAGAAGCTGAGGCGGAAGCGATCAAGCTTAAAGCTATGCTGAGTGCAGCAGTGGATACCATCGAAAAAATTTCCGATGCGCAGGCAGATGTATGCTTTATGGGAAAGGACAGCTGCGAGGGCTGTGATTTTATTTTCGGCAGTCCCTGCAGATGGAAGCATGAGGGCGCAGCAAGGAAAATGCTGAGCGAAGATATGTAATACAGCGGGTCAACCGCAGAAAGGAACGAATGATATGACATCAGAAGAATGGAAAAGGGCTGAACTGAATCTTAATCCACTTTTGGGACACGTTGATTTTCTAATAGACGGATATAATGTATCTGTGGCAATGATAAGAACATCAAAAACTAAGTATTCATATATGGTGTATGTTAACGGAACTTTTAAGGGCACGTGGCTGAACGAAGACTGCGAGATACGCAGGCGTTTCTATTATGAGGGCAAGCGGACACTTTTAACTCCCCAAAAGAAAGCTAAACTTATAAAGGAATGCGGGAAACGAAGTGTAGAACGGTTTATTAAGGAAAATCCTGAACTATGTTATATTACATTCTACAGACCCTATTTCGAATCGTTCAAGTCTCTGAAACAGCATTTTACCAAAAACAATACGTCCATAACACTTGTGGAATAAGAAAGGAGCCTGCATATGAATTTGCTTGAAGAGCTGACACTTGACGATCTTGACGAGGAACAGCGGGAACTGGCGGAGTGCATAGGGCTTGATGCGTACAAGAAGCTTGTAGCCACATATGCAGGCAGTCCCATAAATATCCGTATGCCGGACAGTCTGACAATGCGGCAGCGCAATAACAACATCTGCAAACAGTTTAACGGATATAATTTTGCGGAGCTGGCACGGGCATACAATCTTACTGAGCGGCAGATACGCAACATTGTTGCCGATGAGGTCTCAAAGCAGCGCAACAAGCCGCTTGAAAACCAGATTTCATTTTTTGAGTGATGAAAATTCATTGAAATCAAGTATTGAACCATTTCAATGGGCTGTTACCGATAAATAGTGTATAGTTAGATAAAAGGATCTGACTATACACTATTTTTTTGGAGGAGACAGAATGGGCACCGAGATATACATGACGATAATAACAGGTCTGCTGGGCGTTATCGGATTTTTCCTGACCCGCAGCTTTGCGGCACTTGACAAAAAGGCTGACAAATGCGACCTTGAGGCTGTTAAAAACGAGCTGGAAGCTGTGCGCAGCACCATTGCTGACGTTAAGGATAATTATCTGACGAAGGAAGATTTCCTGCGTGAACAGGTCAAGACCGAGAAAAAGCTTGACAAGATAATGGATATCCTTATGGAAATGAAGGGAGGTCAGAACCGTGACTGAACAGGACATTGTAAAAAAGATGCGTGCCGATAATTTCGTGAATAACAACGGCGTTGTGCTCAGGGCTGTAAATATCGGACGCATAACATTCAACAGGCTGTCATCGCTGCGCAGGGCGCTGGAGCCTGATATTGAAAAGGCGGAATTTACCGACTGCATCAATTATCTGTCGGAGTCAAAGTACATCATACTCCGCCGCTGCGACAACAAGCAGCCTGCCAACATATCCGATGACGATATCGACGATATGGAAGCAAAGGTATCTCCCGAAGGCATACAGCTGCTTGCGGGAAAGACAAGCGATCCGTGTGTAAGGGCGTGATGATATGGGCAGAAGGCGTAAACACGGCATAATCGACAACCTTGACCCTGCTGTAAAGAACACCGTTGAAGAAATGATCCTCTCGGCACAGTTTACGTACAGGGACATTGTGGAATACATCACAGACACCACAGGTCAGAGTATTTCTCAGGCGGCTGTATGCAGGTATGCCAAGGGATTCTGCGAGGACGCTGCAGCTATACACATGGCGCAGGAAAATTTCAGGGCTATTGCCGAGATGTGCGGTAAATATCCCGACCTCGACACCACTGAGGGCATAGTGCAGCTGATGAGCAGTCTTGTTATGACATCTGTGCGCAATCTATCCCCCGAGGACCTTGACGGCACCGATCCGCTGAAGCTTATCAAGCAGGCATCTGAGCTTGTGCGGGCTGTATCGTATAAAAGAAGTATGGACATCAAGAACAAGGAGATTACCGAGGCGGGCTTTGACGCAGCCAAGGAAAAGCTGTTCACAGGACTGGCAAGCGATGACCCCGAACTGTACAAACGGCTGGCGGAGTACATCGAATCCAAGAAAGACGAGCTGACAGTATGATGTATGTTATACAGGTAAAACCTGCCTGCGAGCTGAGTGTGCGGGCAAAGCTGGAGCGGGAGGGCATAGCGGCATATGTGCCGAGGCGTGAACTCATAATCCGTCGGAGCGGCGGGTGGACAAAGGTAATATCGGCAATGCTGCCGTCCTATGTTTTCATTGACTGCGATTACTGCCCTGAGATACATCACATTGTAAGATCGGTGGACGGTGTTATCAACTGGCTGGGAAAGCCTACTCCCATCACAGGCGAGGAAGAGACATTCATGCGGCTGATAATCAACGGCGGCGTTCCCATTCCCGAAAGCACGGCTGAGGTCGATAATGACAGGAATGTCACTATTACAAGCGGCTGGCTGAAAGGCAATGAACAGTATATCATAGGATATAACATCAGGAAAAAGCGTGCGCTGCTAGAGATACGCTTCGGCGGACGGCTCCACAGGACAAGCGTGGGCGTAGAATACACAAAAGTATGAACGGAATGCGGTTGATATCGTTCCCGCAGGAAGTGAAATACGGTCATATGGGATATTAACGGACAGATGAAAAAGGCTGCTCCGAATGGCGAAGCCTGCCCCAAAGAAAATGCGGGAGCGGCACACCCTTTTAATACCCCTTTTTAATGCCTTTAAATTGCACGGAAGATGTCAGGCAGGGTAATTTTACTGTCAGATATCAAAACGCCGTACAAGCTGTTTCTGTGGCTTTTGCGTGAAAGGAGATGCAGGCGTGAAAAACAACAGAAAAAAAGCCCTTTCCGATATAGCAGCCGCTATGTCGGAAGCAGGGCAGAATGATAAAACAGACACCGCTGCGGGGAGCTTGCAGGACATCATCTCCGCAGCGCTCAGCGAACCCAATGATAAAAAGCGGCGAAAGCTGCTCCGTGACTTTGCCGCACGCCGTGCCGACGTAGCGGCTTTTCTTGCGGATAACGAGGATCTCATAAACTCCGAAGCCGAGGCGGCGCTCATCGGTGCGGCGGTTGGTGGGACAGCAGTTGAAAAGAAAATATCCTACAAAGGCGGAAGAAGACAGGAAACCACTGTTAAAAGGCATATCCCGCCTAATATGGCTGCACTGGGACTGTATCTGAAAAACAGAATGCCCGATAAGTACAGCGACCACCCTGCAGGTGAAACAGAGATCGAGGACACAAGCGAAATAAACGAGGTGATAAACAATGCGGCAGAAGATACGGACGAAGAAAACAATACCGTATAACTTTTCCCGGAAGCATCTTGCATATATCCGCCGCTGCGGTGACTGCGTTATAAACGTGGCGGAGGGAGCGGTCAGAGCGGGAAAGACAGTGGATAATGTCATTGCCTTCTGCCGTGCACTGGAAAAGTCACGGGATTTCCTGCACCTTGCCACAGCAGCTACATCTGCCACTGCAAAGACCGTTATAGGTGACTGCAACGGGTTTGGTGTTGCCTACTATTTCAGAGGGCAATGCCGCTGGGGACAGTACAAGGGCAATGAAGCTCTCATAATCCAAGGAAAAAGCACAGGCTACAAACAGCGTGTGCTTATTTTTGTGGGCGGAGCAAAAAAGAACAGCTATGAAAAATTTCGTGGTATGTCTATAGGAATGTGGATAGCCACGGAGATAAACCTGCACCACGACAACACCATTAAAGAGGCTTTTAACAGACAGCTTGCGGCACTTGACCGCAAGGTATTCTGGGACCTTAACCCCTCACAGCCGCAGGCATCTATTTACAGGGATTACATTGACCTGTATGCAAGGCAGGCGGCAGAGGGCAAGCTTGCCTTTGGTTACAACTATCAGAAATTCACCATTTTTGACAACATCAACATTTCTGAGGAAAACCGCAGGCAGGTCATTTCCCAGTACTGCCCCGGGACAGTATGGTACAGGCGTGATATCCTGGGCGACCGTGTGGCAGCAGAGGGACTTATCTTTCAGATATTTGCGGACACGCCCGAGAAATTCATTGCCGAAAGCTACCCTAAGTCTATGAGAATGATAAACATAGGCGTGGATTTCGGCGGAAACAAGTCCAAGACCACGTTTGTTGCTACAGCTGTTATCGGCAATTTTCAAAGCGTATGTGTACTGGCGGATTATAAGGTGGAGGGAAGCAAGGGTACTATCAACACGGACATGGTATGCAGGAAGCTGTTGGATTTCTACAGATTTATCCACAGCCTTTTTCCCTCCGTCCCAATCTATGCCATATACTGCGACAGCGCCGAGCAGATGATAATAAACACTATCCGTCCGTTTATGTCTCAGCACGGCGTTAGCGCTGCGGTAAAGGACAGCTACAAGGGAGCGGTCACAGACCGTATATATGCGCTTAATACCCTGATGTCACAAGGACGGTTCTCGGTTTACCGTGACTGCACAAATGTTATAAACAGCCTCAAAGAGCAGGTGTGGGACGATACGAAGGTCGGCGAAGATGTCCGCCTTGACAACGGCACTTGTGATATTGATACAGCCGATGCGCTGGAGTATTCGTTCAGCTCGTTCCTTAAATACCTTAACCTTGACATGAAGGGAGATGATAGCAATAAACACTGAAATAATAAACTTCCTTAACCGCACATTCGGCTACAGGCTGACGGGTGATTATTACAATGTCATTGCCATGTGGGAAGACTGGTGGAGAGGATTCAATGAGCCGTTTCACCGCATTGTGTTTGACAATGGCAGCAAGCGCAGGAGCCGTGATATGTACACCATGAAAATGGCGAAAAAGGTATGCGAGGACTGGGCTGCTATCCTGATAAATGACAAAACATTTATCAAGACCGATGATGACCGTGCAAGCCGTTTCCTCAAGGGCGACACGGGGAACGGCGGCGTTTTCGGCAGCAATAACTTCTGGGAACAGGTCAACAACCTTATGGAGCGCATGATGTGGTCAGGCACTGCGGCAGTGGTAATACGGCTGAAAAATGCGGCTGTGTCCGAAAACGGCAGTATTATCCCGGACAGCAGGACACGGATAGACCTTAACTACATTGACGGTGAAAACATAATCCCGCTGAGCTGTGACAATGGCACGATCACCGAAGCGGCATTCTGCTCTGATGTGTGCATCAAGGGTGTGAATAAAATTTACCTTGAGATACACAGGCTTGAGGACGGTGAGTATGTTATTGAAAACCGTGTGTTTGTGGCTGACAAGAGCGGAGGTGTGCTGAAAGAGGACAAACTTCCCGAAAGCGTTCCGCCTGTTATACACACAAGGTCGGCTATACCGTGGTTCTCTGTTTGCAGACCTGCTATCGTAAACAGCATAAAGGGCAGCAACGGTATGGGCTGTGCCGTATTTGCAAATGCCATTGATAACCTCAAAGGCGTTGATATTGCATACAACAACCTTAACTCCGATATCTGGCTGGGTCAGAAAAAGGTGTTTATGGCAAAATCGCTTATTGAGGAGTACATGGGGCAAAAGATAACTCCCGATGAGGTAAACCAACAGCTGTTCTACTACATAACCTCATCTGCGGAGGACATGGGCGCAAAGCCGCTCATCACAGAACACAACCCTGATCTGAGAGTAAAGGACAATGTGGACTGCATTCAGGCTCAACTTGATTACCTGAGCTTCAAGGTAGGCTTCGGCACAAAGCATTATCAGTTTAATGCGGGCTCTATTGTCACAGCTACTCAGTACACGGGTGATAAACAGGACCTTGTTCAGAACGCCCACAAGCATTTTATCCGTGTTGAGGGATTTTTGCACGGCCTTGTAAAATCATTGCTGCACATCGGAAAAAGCTTTATCGACAGCAGCATAAATGACGAGGCTGCCATTTCCGTTACCTTTGACCAGTCACCCCTCATTGATGAAAATGCAGAGCGGGAACGTGACCGTGCAGATGTTTCCGACGGTATTATGGCAAAATGGGAATACCGTGCGAAATGGTACGGGGAAAGCGAGGAGGAAGCCAAGCACAATATTCCGTCCGATGATACGGATATGTACCCGAACGGAGTTGATTTTGAATGATATCCCCCGCAAAGCTTGACAAACTCCCCACAGAAGTGGTAAGCTTAGTGCAGGAGCTGCAGGAAGAGATAATCAGCGACATATGCCGCAGAATATCCAAAGTCAACTATCTTACACCCACCGCAGAATGGGAGCTGTATAAGGCAAATCAGCTCAATCTTTCCTATAAAGAGGTCAACCGCAGAATTGCCCGTCAGCTCAAGGTTAGGGAACGGACAGTGCAGGAACTTTACTCCGACACGGTGAAGCAGGCACTGAAAGAGGACGCTGACATTTACCGCATTGCGGCGGCTATGGGCAAGCTTCCGGACAGTACAGGGGCGAAAACAGACAAGTATTTCCGCTCGGCTTCATTTTCTCAGCTGCTGTCCAAGGGACTGCAAAACTCCAAAGGGCAGATGAGGAACCTGTGCAACAGTATGGCGGCGGAGGCGAACCGACAGCTTTCGGACGCTATGGACCTTGCGCATCTTAAAGTTATATCGGGTGCATTTTCCTACAATGATGCCATATATTCGGCGGTGAGATCTCTTGCCGACAAGGGCATTGCCCGTGTGGAATATCCAAGCGGCAGGCGGGATAACGCCGATGTATGCGTAAGGCGTGCGGTACTTTCTTCGGTAAACAAGTCCTGCTGTGATATACAGCTTGACCTTGCAAAAGAGATTGGCAGCCGTTATGTTGAGGTTTCTTCTCACTTCGGCGCACGTCCGTCCCACGCCGAATGGCAGGGGCAGATATACAGCCTTGTGCGTGGCGACCCCAAGTATCCGTATTTTTACGATGCAACGGGCTACGGAACGGGAGAGGGACTGGGCGGCTGGAACTGCCGACACAACTTTTTCCCGTACTTTGAGGGCATTGACACGCCCTATCACACGCCCGATTTCACCAAGAACGAGAACGACGAATATTATGCCCTTACGCAAAAGCAGCGTGGCTATGAACGTGCTGTGCGTGATTCCAAGCGACAGCTTGCGGGCTTGACGGTGCAAGGCAGTCGGCGGAGGATCCTCAGCTCAGAGCGAGACTTGACAGCGATTTTGCACGGCGGTCGGTTATCCTCAAAAACCGTGAAGCACGGCTTGATGCGTTTATCCGTGACAATGACCTGCAAAGGGATAATTCACGGGTCAGGGTCGTTGGGTTCGGAAAGAGTGTTTCGCAGAGGGCACGGTATGCCGCAGCGAGCAACTCTGCTCCTGTCACCCTGCATTCTGACTTATATAAAAACACTGCGTTTAAACCCAAGGAGTATTTTGACAGCAAGGAATACAAAAACAAGTTTAAGCAATTCGGTTCGGACTTTTTCAGTGGTATTGCCCGTGATTCTGTGTACGTTTCCGCCAGAGAAGCCATAAAGAACAATTATGGCTCTATGTCGGAAGAAGTTTCGGTCATAGGCAATATTTCGGGAATAATAAAGGACAGGCAGTACAGCGATGGTTTGTCTGTAAGCTTTAACATTCCCAAAGGCAGGGCGGGGGCATATACTGTTATTCATAATCACCCCAACAATGCTCCGCTGAGTATTGAGGATATCGTAACGGCAAGCGAATGCCCGAGCATAAGAACTATGATGGCGGCTTCCCACGATGGCAAGATATATTGGCTGCAAATCGGTAACGGTAAAAGGCTTGATGTTACAAACGAAATGCTTAGGAAAAATGCAATCGAAGCACAGATTCTAAAAAGAGATTGGGCTAGAACTATTTCTGGCAAAAACGGTGATTTTTATCAAGCTCTGTGCGAATTTGCAAGATCATATAATTGGAAGGTAGGCGTAATATAATGGAAGAATGTTATCATGTTACGATTGATGACGGCGCACCTCTTCTTCCAGTTACAGAGGAAGAGTTGAGAGAAGATGCTAAAAAGTTAGGTATTTCATATGAGGATTATTTATCTGCATTAGATAACCATATTCCTTATAACGAGATATATGAGTATGTAAAAAAATTGCATAAATGAGCACCTTGCACCGACAGGGTGCTTTAATTTTACCTAAAAAGCCCTTAAACGTGTTTTAAGGCGCTTTTTTTATACCCAAAACCAATTTTTAAAGGAGGAATATCCATGAAGAAGGAAGAACTTACAGCTCTCGGAATTACCGATGAGCAGGCGGAAAAGGTGCTGGAAATGCACGGAAAGGAGCAGAATGAAGCTGCGTCCAAGCTCTCGGAGGCTGAAAATAAGCTTGCCGCTGCGGAGAAGAACGCCAAGGAGCTTACCGAAAAGGTCAAGGCATTTGACGGTGTTGACCTTGAAGCGCTTAGAAAGTCCGCTGCCGACTGGGAGACCAAGTACAACACCGATATTGCCAAGGCGAAACTTGACAGTGCCGTGGAGCTGGCTCTCACCAAGGCAGGCGCTAAGGACGTTGGTCTTGCCCGTCACCTCATTGACACATCTATCCTTAAGCTTGACGGCGACAAGGTAGTAGGTCTGGCGGAACAGCTGGAAAAGGCTAAGACCGATAAGGCTTTCCTTTTCGGCGATGAGCCTGCAAAGGAAACAGCAAGGATCGACACAGGGATCGACCACGGCGGAGCTACCGATACAATATCGGACGCTCAGATCAGAGCCGTTATGGGTCTGCCCGCTGAAACCAAGTGATTTATTTATGGAGGAAAAATTATGCCTAACGCTATTACAAAATTCTCAAAATTCATCGACAGGCTGGACGAGGTGTATAAGCTTGCGTCCTGCACTTCTGTTCTGGACAGTGACAGCACACTGGTCAGATCGGGAGCAAATGCCAATGAGCTCATCATCCCCAAGCTCACAATGGACGGGCTGGCTGACTATTCCCGCTCAAGCGGCTATGTAGATGGTGATACCAACTTCACGAATGAGACCGTTACCTTCAACTATGACCGTGGCAGACGTTTCAGCGTTGATAACATGGACAACGAGGAGACCGCAGGTCTTGCATTCGGCAGACTGGCGGCGGAATTTGTCCGCACAAAAACAGTGCCTGAGCTTGATGCGTTCCGCTTCGCAACCTACGCAGCACAGAAAGATATCTCTGTTAAAACAGGCTCGCTCACCGGCGGCAATGATGTTATCAGCGCTCTGATCGCAGCGCAGTCCGCTATGGACGAATCAGAGGTCGCAGCTGAGAGCAGGGTGCTGTTTATCACTCCTACACTGCTTAATGCCGCAAACAATGTGGATACCACCAAGTCCAAGGCTGTACTTGACAGCTTCTCAAAGGTTGTAAAGGTACCCCAGTCAAGGCTTTACACTGCCATTGATATGGCTGACGGCAAGCGTGACGGCGAAAAGGCAGGCGGCTACAAGAAAGCTGCGGCAAAGTATGAGGTCACTGCCTCACAGCCTGATGACTGGACATCAAATTACTCAAACTATTACACCGTCTCCGATGGTGTATATACCCCTGTTGCATCTACTGCATCGTGGGAAGCAGGCAAGTATTACAGAAAGGTATCCGAAGAGGGCAAGCCTATCAATTTCATGGTGATCGAAAAGTCTGCCGTGATCCAGTACCCCAAGCACACCGTGAACAAGGTCATCACACCCGAGGAAAACCAGTCAAGCGACAGCTGGCTGTTCTTCTTCCGTGCCTATGGTCTTGCCGATGTGTTTGAAAACAAGCGCAGCGGAATTTATCTGCATTATGCCGGATGACGGAGGTGGAAACATGAAAACTGTCGGAAGAACAGAGCCTGTCAGGACATCACCTGCCGAAAAGGTACGTAAGCCCAAGAAGCCGCCCGGCAGAAAGGATGAGTAAGATGTACGCTGATTACAGCTATTACAGCAAGGTTTATCACGGCAAGCTCAGCGAAAATGATTATACGCCCTACGCCGAAAAGGCGGGGGCGTATATTGATAACCGGACGGATTTCCTGTTCGAGAAAAATGGTCTGCCTGCTGAGGGAAGCTCTCTTGCACGGCGGCTCATGACCTGCTCCTGTGCGATTGCGGACGAATATTACCGCACCGAAACGGGAGCATCATATTCAAAGACATCGGAAAAGGTTGGTGAGTATTCCGTAAGCTATGCTTCGGGAGATGTCAAGTCCGCCGATGAGCGGCTGTATGATATCGCAGAGCTGTATATCCCCGATGTGCTCAAGGCGGTGAAATGGATATGACGACCAATACCGATTGTACCGTGATACGCCTTGCGGACGGTGAGGATCCTGTTTATTTATACGTTCCTGCGGTAATGTGGCAGGACGTATATGCGCAGGAGGTCAAAAAATACGGAGCTGAAAATGCAGACAGCGCTGCAATATATTTTCCCGATGTTGATACAGATGTACGCATCGGGGATTTTGTTGTGATGGGCGGTGTCGATGAAGCTGTTGACCCTGCTGTTATCTGCGGTGCGGCGCTGCGAATAACGTCTGTTGCCGTTAACCGATACGGCAGCAGAGATATGCAGCACATAAAGGCAGGTGCTAAGTAATGGGTGTCATTATTCAGATGGACCCCGCTGAGGAAATGCTCCGCAAAAGGGGTGTTGAAAGAGGCGGCAAGGTACAGAAGTACATCGACAGCAAGGTGGTATCATACTGCGATAAGTATGTGCCGTTTCTCAGCGGTCTCCTTAAGCGTGCTATCGGAACTGTTTACGGCAGCGGATATGTGCGCTACAATACCGTATATGCCAAGTCGCAGTATTACGGTAACGCTGGCATGGGCAGGGGCGGAATGTCCCGTGGAGGACTGCGTGGACGGTTATGGTTCGAGCGCATGAAAGCGGCGCATAAATCAGATATCCTTAACGGTGCTGCAAAGCTTGCGGGAGCAAGGGCAAGGAGGAGATGATATGGTCAGCAGCATAATCGAAGGCATAAGGAATTATATTGCATCTGTGCCCCTTATGTCCGAATTTGACAGCAAACACCGTCACATCGACTGGACAGATGCGGATAACGATAACTACGGCATTTTCCCAGATACTGATAATCTTGTGGACGAATATGTTGACGGCACTCAGATACGTCAGTATATCTGTCAGATAAACATACGCAAATTCGCCGTGCTGGACGCAGACAGACTGAAAAACAGTGCATTTCTGGAACGCTTGCAGCGTTGGTTCGACGCTGCTGCCGATGCAGGGGATCTGCCCGATATGCCCGACGGCTGTACTGCCATTGAGATCACGGCTGAAAATGCAATGCTCATGGAGCTTGATCCATCGGGCAAGCGAGGTACATATGCTATACAAATCAAACTGAAATACGAAAAGGAGGAATGATCTATGGCAGAAACAGCTCAGAAAATTGCCAAGAGGTCGGAAGTACACGTTTATATGAACACAGGCACGTCAGCATCACCTACATGGGTGCGTCTGGGAAAGGGCTGGAAGAAATTTTCGGAGAACCCCAATGCCCAGACCGAATCCGTGCAGTATATCTGTGATGACAGTGCCACAACAGATACTACATCATATGAGCCCAACTATGCGTTTGAATGTGACCTGATGCACACAAATGAAGCTATCAAGAAGATATACGACATTGCCAAGGGGCGCAAAACAGGCTCCGACTGCATAGTTGATATCGTGACCGTTGATGCCTTTGAAGAGACGGACAGCAATAAGGAATGCACGGCATACAGAGAAAATCTGTCCGTACAGGTATCAAGCATTGACGGTGAAAAGAAGATGTCCATGTCCGGCAATCTTAATGGTCAGGGTGACGGTGTTAAGGGCAAGTTTGATCTTACGACCAAGACTTTTACCCCCGACAGCGAAGCTGCCTGATGAATAATTTGCACGCCGGGGCAGAAATGCCCCGGCAGTTTTTATGTGAGAAAGGAAAATAACTATGAAGTTTGAATATACACGTCCCGAAGACACCAAGCTTGAAGCCTACGGAAAGGTATTTGATATCCCACCCAAGACAGCGCCTCTTGTTGACGGGGTGAACAGTATCAACAAGCAGATCGCAGAGGGCAATGCAGCACAGCAGGCAGCGGCGCTGAGAGAGGGCATTGCGCTGTTCATTGGTGAAGAGGCTGCGGAAGAGATATTCCCCAAGGCAAAGCTTGACAGCATCAATATTGATGAAATGTCTGCCCTCTGGTTTGTGCTCAATGACATCAGCAATAAGGAGACTGAGGCTGTTATTGCCAGATATGCCCCCAAGCCCAGAAATGAGATAAGGGTGTCATCGAACCCAAAGAAGTAAGCTCCCTGCCTACTTCTGTCGTGCTTTACGGCAGGGAGTATGATTTTCATTCCGATTTTCGTGAGTGGATGAGGTATGAGCTGCTTATGACTGACGGTGATGTTGATGACAGCCTGCGGTACAGTCTGGCAGCGGACATTATTTTCCCGCCTGAGCAGCATATACCTCTTACACGTAAAACAGCGGATTTTCTGCGTTGGTTCTACCACTGCGGTGATCCGCCCGGGGAAAATGATGATACTGATAATGACTATTTTCTCGAATCACGCCTGCCGTACAAATTTGATGCGGACTTCCCGTATATCCATGCGGCGTTTATCGAACAGTACGGCATTGACCTTATTACAGTTGATTATCTGCACTGGTGGACGTTCAGGGGGCTGTTCCGCTCCCTGCATGACTGCAAATTTACTGAGATAGTCGGATATCGCACAGCGGAAACGGGTGATATGTCGGAGACTATGAAAAGTCATTATCACAAAATGCAGGAGCTTTATGAGCTGCCCGTATCCAGAACGGAAAGACTGAGAATTGAAAAAGCAAGACAACTGTTATATTAAATTATGGGAAGGAGTGATGTTATGGCAGCAGACGGCAAGCTCGTTTTTGACACGGGCATAGACAGCAGCGGGTTTGACAAGGGGCTTAAACGTCTCGGTTCTCTGGCAGCAAAATCAGCTGCGGTAATTACAGCTGCATTCACGGTTGCTGCTTCTGCTGCCGTAAATGTCGGCAGCTCGTTCACAGCGTCCATGTCGCAGGTTGCGGCGACTATGGGAATTACCCGTATGTCAGATGATTATCAGATACTGACTGCCTCAGCCGAGGAAATGGGTGCAGCCACAAAATTCTCGGCAACACAGGCAGGCAATGCGCTTAATTACCTTGCCCTTGCAGGCTATGATGCACAGCAGTCCGTTGAGGCTCTGCCTACTGTACTTAACACAGCAGCGGCAGGCGGAATTGACCTTGCCTATGCGTCTGACCTTATAACCGATTCCATGTCCGCTCTGGGGCTGTCCATGAGCGAGCTTGAAGGCTTCAGCGACAAGCTTGCAAAAACGTCACAGAAATCAAATACAAGTGTTGCCCAGCTGGGTGAGGCTATACTTACAGTCGGCGGTACTGCAAAATCATTGTCGGGCGGCGTGGAAGAACTTGATACAATGCTGGGCTTGATCGCTGATAACGGCATCAAGGGCGCAGAAGGCGGAACGACTCTCAGAAATATCATTCTCTCCCTTTCCGCTCCCACAGATACGGCAGCGGCTGCCATGGAGCGCCTTAATGTTTCGGCATTTGACAGTCAGGGCAAAATGCGTGATCTGTCCGCTGTTTTCTCGGACTTTAACGCAGCTCTGGCACCGCTTACCGATCAGGAAAAAACTCAGGCTCTGAGTGAAATATTCAACAAGGTTGACCTTAAAGCGGTCAATGCGCTGCTGGGTACATCGGCGGAACGTTTTGAGGAATTAAGAGGTTACATAGAAAATTGCAGCGGAGCCGCAGAGCAGATGGCAAAGACTATGGACGATAACCTTACAGGTGATCTGACCATTATGTCGTCTGCCCTTGAAGGTCTGGGCATTGCCGCTTTTGACAAATTCGAGAAGCCTATGCGCAGTGCGGTGCAGACCGTTACGGAGGATATATCGGCTCTTACCGTTGAGGTAAAGGACGGAGGTCTTTCCGAACAGTTTGACAAAATATCCAACAGCGCAGGACGGCTTGTTACAGCTGTTGGCGAGCTTGCAGCAAATGATATACTGCCTGCGATCATAAACAGCATGGCGGCTATCATTGAGCATGGTGGTTCCATACTTTCGATTATTGCAGGTATAGGAACTGCTGTCGCAGCAATTAAAGTCGGTCCGTTTATTGTTAGCTTTATCGCATCAGTTCAAACAGCAAATTTGCAGCTTGCTCTTTTAACTGGACAATTTGGTGCTGCAGCCGTATCTGCAACTGCTTTAGGTGGTGGTCTGAGCATCACGGAAATTGCAGTTGCTCTTTACAATAAGCAAATAACCGTTGCTACTGCATCAACAGCTGCATTTAATGCTATATGCTCTATTAACCCTATATATCTTGTTGCAGCTGCACTTGCTGCTGTCGTTACAGGTATAGGACTTTACATCAGTCATGTTAACAAAGCAAAGGCTGCAACAGCCGCTCTTGTCGATGAGACGAATGAGTACACTGAGGCTATGGATAAGGTTGTGCAGGACGGACAGGAAAATATAGACAAGTCCAATGCGGAAATAGCGGTAATAAAGGAAAAAGCCAGCCGCTACGAAGAGCTGCGCCAGCGCTACAGTAATCTCACCAAAGGTGAAATGGCTGAGTTTAAGTCACTTGCGGAAGAACTGCAGGAGATTTTGCCTGACGGCACCGAGATTATCAATGAACAGACAGGTGCATACAATAGCCTTGCCGACAGCATTGAACGTGTTTGTCAAAATATGGAATCACAGGCTGTCCTCAATGCGAAATACAAACAGTATGAGGAAGCCGCCTCTCAAAACTATGATATTAACAAGCAGCTTGATGAAATTCAGGCTCAATATGAAAAAGAACAGCGCAATGCAGATCTGTATGCGTCAGAAGGTCTAAGTGTTGATGATGTATCATCATTGGATAGCATTGCACAGCGTTTGTATGGAATTTCCTACGATGCTCTTGTTCAGCAGCGTAATACTAATCAGGCAATTATTGATGAATACCATCAGCTTTATTCAGATACATATAATGAGCTTAATTCTGTTGAAGAAGAATCGACCAATAGCTATGTTGATAATCATCGTCTTGCAGGTCAGCAATATGCAGATACCATTAAATCGTCCAATGAGGAAATGCTTAAACAGCTCGACGCAAATACCCAAAAGCTGGAAAGCGGTTTTGAAAAGCTTGACCACCAGTATAATACGGGAAGCATAGCCACCGAACAAGAGCTGTACGAAAAGAAAAAGGCACTTCTTGACAAATACGGTTCCGAGACCTACAAGGATCACTGGAAATTTTATGAAGAGATATACGGCTGCGAAAAGGACTTTGCGGAAGCAAGCAAGAAGCTTGAGGAAGAAAAGCTGAAAGAGACAGCCAAAACCACGTCCGAGATAAATAAAAAGATCCGGGAGGGCATGGAGAAAAACCTGAAGGATACCAAGGACGGTCTGAAAAAGCAGCTTTCGGCTACCAAAAGCTGCTTGTCAAGCATTATCTCCGAATACAGCAAGGCAATGAGTGACCTTAAATCCAACATTTCGGGTTACAAAAACAAGCTGCTGTCCGTGGGTGATATCTTCTCTGTTGACGAAACCGAAAAGAACGGTCAAAAGGTCAAAACCTATACTATCGCAAACATCGACAAGCAAATGAAAGAGATGGAAAAATATCACAGCTATGTGATGAAGCTTAAAGCCAATGGTGCATCTCAGGGACTTATCGAGGAGCTTACAAGCCTTGATTTCGAGGACGGCGCACAGTTCGGCAAGTATCTTTCAGGGCTTTCCGACAAGGAATTTGCCAAGATAAACAACTACTATAAAAAGCGTGACGATCTTGCCGATGAGCTTTCCAAGGATATGTATAAAGGGGAAGCCGAAAAGCTCAATTCCGTGCTTATGGAATGTGTTAACACTGCCCTTACCAGCCTGCCTGCTGCGGCTCAGACCGCAGGAAGAGCAATGCTCAGCGGTATTATGGAAGGCATAGGCAATTCAGATGACCTGACCGAAAGAATGGCCACATTTACCGACAGCTTTGCAGAGGTGTTTGAGTCCGCTGTTGATGATATGGACCTTAATAAGAGCTTTTCCATTGCCCTTGGCGGCATAGATGCACACGCCGAAGGTCAGGAGCTTGGCAGGCAGCTCATGAACGGATTTGACGAGGAGCTGAAAAAGCACCGAAGCGAAATATCCGTTTCACAGACTTCATCGGCAGAAAACCTTGCGTCCGATACGTCTGCCAAAAACGCCGGAACAAAGACCTCCGGCAGCAGCAAAAATGACAATATCACCATTGACACCACAAACAATATTACCGTGCAGATCGACAGCGAAACGGTATCACGGTCAACAGAACACAGCCGCAAAACTAAGGAAAGGAGAACAGGCTGATGATTTTCAGGATTGGAAATATAAATGTACTGCCGTGGCTGGAAACCTACAATATACAGCTCGAACCGCAGTACGGCAATGACGCTTTTACCTGTATAAACGGTGACAGTGTAAATGACTACAAGGGCGATAAGGTGTCGGTAAGCTTCTCCCTGCGGCGTGTGCCGTCCGATACGGCTGCGCTTATATCTGCTGCTCTGGGCGGCAGCTCCGTGTCCTGTACGGTATCCGCTCCCACCGATATAACAACATCATTTTCAAAAACATCATACCGTGCAGAGCCGTATGATAAGGGGCAGAAATGGCATTTTGATGTAACTGTGCAGTCGCTCGGGGTAATAAACTCGGGGACAGTCTTTAGATATACCTTGACTATCGGAGGTATAGATGTGCCTCACTTTGCTGACGTACAGATAAAATACGATGTGGACGGCTACGGGATTTCGGGCGTTATCACTCCGCAGCTATCCTTTTCTGTACCTGCCTGCGATTATGATGATACGTCCGAACTTTTCCCCACAGGTGCACAGGTCATACTTACCTGCTCAAATGGTATGGATATACCACGGTTTTACGTATCTTCCCGCTCATACAGCAACGCAAAGCTCAATTTCACCTGCTATGACAGGTCATATGCCACAGATCGTGACATTGCTATGCCCGATGATCTGTACGACATCAGCGGATATGCTTCCATATCTGATGTTATGGACAAGATCATGGCGATATGCGGATACAACGGCTACTCCGACAGCACAGGCATTATCGGAACAGTTATCACCAAGGCTAAAAAGGACAATATCAGCGGTAAGACCTGCCGCAATATACTTGATGACCTGTCCCGTGCCTGCTGCGGTGTATGGCTTCTGCAAAATGACACAGGCACTGCCGATGTGCGTGGCACTCTTACTCTTATTCCCGTTGACAGCGGTATGGGAGCGGTATTTACGGCGGAAAAGTATTCCGATGTTTATATCGGCGGCACAAAAACATTCCGCAAGTTTATACTTACAAGCGGCAGCGAACGCTACACAGCCGGAGCTTCCGAAACTGCTTACGGTACTGTTGAGATCGAAACGCCATTTGCTTCCGCAGCTCTTGCGGGTGCGCTGTATAACAGGCTCAAGGACTATACCTATAAATCGTGGAGCTGCAATAAGATGCTTGCGTCCATAGGTCAGCTTGCGATAATACCGTCACCCTCATCGCTTATAACCTTTGGCACAAAACAAAATCTGTATGTAAACAACTGCACGGTATCGCTCACATCAACTGGCATATATGCTTCCGTTGGTCGCAATGACGCAGATGAGGACGAGCTGGCATATCATAACCGCACGGAGCGTGAGATCGCCATGCGTGTGCGCATCGGTGCGCTGATGGGCAACACCGTTATCACCGAAAAGGGCGCTGCACTGGTTGTCAAAGATGAGGTAAACAACAAGACCGTAAATTACGGCTTTGAGATGGACGAAAGCGGCGTTGCCACATTCGAGGGTGCGATCATTGACACTATCCTTCCTACCTGCAAGCGCACTGCCACAACCGATGGCATAGCTCTCATTGCCGATTATGGCGGCAAAAAGCTGAAATATTCCTACAGCGAAGATGCAGATGGAAACATCAATCTCATGAGAGACGAGGTGAATGACGATGGATGATATGATGTGGTTCCTGCTGGGGCTGATGAATGGTAAGGGCGGAAAGGTCAAGCCGCTGAGTGTCACAGAAAACGGCACATACAATGTCTCAGATGTTGAAAAGGCTGAGGGGTACACGGGATATTGCCCTGTAACGGTTGATGTGCCGCAGAGCAGCGGGTTTCTGACACTGGAACAGTTGGCGACGTTGCCTACTGCGTGCAGTCTGAGCTATGGGGATTATAGAACGGACGTTAAAATTCATGGTGATAATACTTTGGGTTTCATAGATAGCGGTTATAACGGCTATGCACAATACTCTTTGAACGCTAGGTTTAATTATGGAATGATATGCAAAGTTATTTCCAAAAACAATGTCCCATTTTATGGGGCGTATCTCACATTTAATATGTTATATAATCAATGGGCTTTTATATATGATACAAATTCTGATACAATGCACAGACTGAATTTGACGGAATGGGAATTATCAGAAGCCAGTGCCATTGCACGACCCCAAAACGGGTCTAACCGAATGATGCTTAATATTATATATAAGAACAAATATACATATTATGACCCTACAACCGATGAACAGACAGACACCAGTGAGCAAATTAACAATACTTCAAGTGAAATATATGCGATAGGCAATGGTGTAATGTCTAGCGGAGATGGAGGACACGCAGCGCCAAGCGCAGTATCACTTTGTCTTTCCATTGCGACGGAGCTGTGCAAGGCAGAAAAGGCGTTTTATGAGACTTTTAAAACCTGAAAGAGAGTGAATTTTTTATGTCTATCAGTACAAGAGAAGCAACCGTTACGCTTAGCGGCGTGACAACCGTAACATTTGACCGCAGATATCCATATTTTGCGGTAAGAAACGATAGCAGCGCACCTGTGTACATTTCTACAGTAAATGCGAATTGCACAGCAGGTGCTGACGGCGTTGTTGCTGTGCCAAAAGACGGCAGCGTAGTCATTGCAAATTGCGGTGATATTTTCGGTGATGGCACACTGTACCTCAACGGCAGCGGAGCTGTTACTATTATGGGACAGTATGACGGTGGCAACCGTTTTAGGGCAGCCAAGAAGGGAGGTGATGGCGGATTGAAAACAGGCGGTTTAACGTTGCACGGACAGGTCCTGCCGATTTATGCGGTGGGAGAAGCTGTTGATATTGCAGATACGGAGGTTATAGGATAATGGGAAAGCTTTACAAATATCAGCCTACGCTGGGTATGTCGAAAGATGACAGGACACAGGCTAACTACACTGCCAAAATTATTGCATGGTTACATTCTGTGGAAGATTTGCTGACGACTGTCGCTGACATCACATATACTGAGACAGGCTGCACACTGACGCCGAAGTTTGCCAATATCAACGACAAGGTTATTGCTATTGAGGTGAGCAGTAGTAGTCAGTACATAGTGTCAACCAAGACAGGCAATCAGTCTCCTGCTTGGCAGTCACATAGTGTCGCACTGAGCGGCGACCCATATTTGTATATCATCTCTGATACAGATATGGTTGGACTGGGTTTTGGCACGACCCCTTGGTGTTGCAGCATTCATTCTGCCACCAAATTCGACGGCACCGAGTGTGGCGTTGAAGTTGATACATCTAGTGCAGGTTTTATTTGGTTTGTCGGAAACGGGATTATCAATGGCAATCTCTCCTACTATGGAGCTGACGCAGTGGGGACAACTGCATCGTACTGCATTAAGCCGTTTACATTCGCAGCTTCCGGTTTAATCCAAAGCCACGTTATGCACGCTGATGGCGGAATGGAAAAACCCGTCCGCGGCAGCATCTTCACAATCGGTGACGATACGTACGTTAGTATGTTTGGCAATTTCGTTCTGAAGGTGTAAATATAAAATAAAAAGGAGAAATAATTATGAACTGGAAGTCAAAACTTACAAGCCGCAAATGGTGGGCAGCAATCACAGGCGTTATCGTTTCTGTTATGGTGCTTTTCAATGTTGACAGTCAGCAGTCGGAACGCATCACAGCGCTTATTACGGCAGTATCTTCAGCTGTGGCATATACCATTGCAGAGGGCTTTGTTGACGCTGCAGCCGTTGAAAGAAAGGAGGATAATGACGATGAATGAGTTTGAAATCAAGGAAGCTGTAAAAGCCTTTGCATATGGCTTTTCTGCAGAACGTGTTGCCGAGGAATGTGATATCCCTGTGGAAAAGGCTTGTGCTATACAGCAGGAACATTCCGCTGAGATAATCGAAAGGAGAAAAGCAAGCTATGAGTAATGCGGTTTACAGGCTCATTGATCTGTCTAAGTGGAATGGCAAAGTCGATTTTAACCGTGTGCGCTGTGCAGGCATTGACGGCGTTATTATCCGCACGGGTTTTGGCGTGGAAAATCCCCGCCAGATTGACCGAAGATTTGAGGAATATTACTCCTGGGCAAAGGCTGCAGGGCTTTATGTTGGCGCATATCATTACAGCTATGCCAAAACAGCAGCGGAAGCTTCTGCCGAAGCGGAGTTTATGCTGAAGATACTTAAAGGAAAGTCATTTGAACTGCCTGTTTACGGCGATTTTGAGGAACAGGGAAGGATTTCAAAGTCTGTATGCACAGCCATGGTCAGAGCATTCTGCGACAGGCTGGAAGATGCAGGCGCTTGGGCAGGCATTTACAGTTATGATACTTTCTTCAGGGACAAACTCACATCTGATGTGCCCAAAAGATACACCGTGTGGTCCGCAAGGGTAGAAAACATTTTCCCCAAATGCGTATCATCGGCAGATGTAGGCATTTGGCAGCACTCGTGGAAGGGCAGGGTAAGCGGTGTGTCGGGTGACGTTGACCTTGATTATTGTTTCAAGGACTTTCCTGCACTGATCAAACGCACAGGTCTTAACCGTTTCTGATACATAATATTTTAATTTAAAACGAAGTGAAAACGGCGTGCCTGATGGTGCGCCGTTTGTGTTTAGGAGGACTTATAATGAGATCATTTATTCCGTGGATAGGCGGCAAAAGCGCCCTGTCCAAGACTATTACCGACATTTTTCCTGATAACGTCGGACGGTACATTGAGGTGTTCGGCGGAGGCGGTTCAATTCTTTTTGCATCAGATCACCACGCAGCATTGGAAGTGTATAACGATGCAAACAGCGATCTTGTGCGTCTGTTCCGCTGCATTAAGTATCACCCCGATGAGCTTTCAAAGGAAATACAGTACTATTTAAATTCCCGTGAGGTGTTCAACGATTGTCGCAGAAAGCTTGAGAGCAATGGAGATTACACAGATATACAACGTGCGGCTATGTTTTATATTTGCATCAAAATCAGCTATGGAGCTAAGATGACAAGTTTCGGGTGCATCAAGAAAAGATTATCGTCGGACAGATTTTCCGAAGTTTCTCAGCGGCTTAATGGAGTAGTTATTGAAAATAAAGACTTCGAGGATCTGATACGTCAATATGACAGGACCGATGCGCTGTTTTATTGCGATCCGCCATATCATACAACAGAAAAGCTGTACACGGCAGTATTTAATGAAGATGACCATTACCGTTTAAAATCCGTTTTAAACGGTTTAAAAGGGCGCTTTATACTCTCTTATAACGATGATGATTTTGTCAGAGATCTCTATTCTGATTTCAAGATATGTTCGTTGGAACGTCAGAACAATTTAAGCTCAGGAACATTTAAGGAACTGCTGATCACAAACTTCTGATATTTTTTTTAGAGCATAAATAACGGATACTGTTATTTGTACTATAACAAAAGTAGCGGAGGTGCTTCAAATGGTTAAACTCAATCTTTCCAAGCTCCTGGCTGACCGTGGTATGACACAGTCAGAGCTTGCTCACATTACGGGAATAAGACCCTCTACGATATGTGATATCTATAATAATAACTGCACTTTTATTAAGCTTGATAATATTGATAAAATATGCTCAGCTTTAGAATGCGATATCTCCGAGCTAATGTGTATAAAGTAAACTGGCAGTAATTTTCCATTAACAAATATAAGTTTTACATTGATAGAAAAATCCCCTTTAAAATGTACCCAAAAGTCATTTTAAAGGGGATTTTTTGCGTTTTGCCTGACAATTTTTTGCGTTTTGCGTGGCAAGCTACACCTGTCACACGGTCAAAAAGGATAAGGTTATGTGAAAGCACGTTCATACCATAATAAGTTGCGTGTTCCATCTGCACCTCACGAACATTGAAAGGCATAAATATTGCAACGGACTCCGAGGGCATTGTGCGGAGATAGTCAAATTTTCTCTGATAGCCAAGCGGCAGGCAGTCCGCCATACCGTGTTCCTGCTCCCAAGCCATTTCGCCCTTGATACAGCCCGAACGCTTGAGGGTGCTTTCGATTACCTCAACACTTTCGTTAAGCTCGTCAAAGGTATCTGCTTTTATAAGAATTTGCGTATTCACCATAAAAAGCTTCTGATCCTTGACGGTGATCTTATCGAATACGCTTACCATTGCATCACGCTGATTTTTTATTCTCTGAGGCATCTGTGAAGAGAAGTTTCCGTGCTGTGCCGCCTTTACCTCTCTCTTTGCCATATCCGTATCAACTGCGGTGATCTGATGCTGTACAAGCTTTCTCGCTTCCGCACTGTCGTATGTTTCAATGTTTGTCGTTACCATAATTTCAATGCCCGTTCCGAGAAGTCCCGTAAGAATATCCGATGTGGCAGTTGAGGGGTATTCTCGGATATACAGCACCTTTGCGTACCTGTCATTGAACATAAAGTAATCTTTCTTGAAATCGAAATAGTCGGGACTGCAATAAAGCTTTTCCCTGCCCTTTGCGAAATCTTCTTCTGTAAGAACGGGAACGTTCATTTCATCAGCTCCGACAAAGAAATCACGAAGCATTTCAATACGCTCCTGTGAGGTCAATGCACGGAGAGCTGTATTCCCGATACGATTAAATGTATTTGTAGCGGTTATATCCAGCGTTCTGAAACGTCTGACCGCTGTTTCCTCATCGGGAGCTTTTATCGTAAGGGTTATGTACATATGCTTCTGAATAGCGTTCTGTCCCTTGCGGATATTTGCTTCAAGGACCTTGCTGTTGAACTCATAGCGGTAATCGAAAAGTGTGTCCGCTTTCTGCGGCATAAGTGTCGCCTTTTTAAACTCCTCCATATTGAGCCGACTGTTCCAGCAACATATCTGACAGTCAACGGTATCGTCCAGAATACCGAGAAATTCGATATATCTTTCGAGATACATATACTGCTGTTCCTCGTCCGCAAGATTGAAGTTTATATCATCAAAGGTATAAGCCTTTGAGTACATTTTCTTTCCGAGGAAGAAAATATCATCGGAGAGAACCTTCTGATAAGGAATTGTAGAAAGCACCTTTTTGGATAAATTCTTCTTTTCCTTTCCTGACTTATTCTTTTTGGACTTTTTGCCCTTTTTCTTATCGGGCTTGTCCGCGGCAAGACGGACGGCATCTCTGTCCCTTGCGGACATTGGTGCATCTTCATCATCTGTGACAGTCTTTTTTGACCTCTTTTTTACAAATGCCATTGCTACTGCAAGAACAGCAATTACAGCAGGAAAGGCAATAAATGTGGGATTCTGAATTAAGAAACTGCCGACATTTCCGCTCGACTGAACAGTTTCCGTTACAGCTTCGGTGACTGCTTCGGTTCCCTGAATTACTTCCGATACGGCTTCGGTCTGAATTTCCTCTGCAACAACAGGTTCAATAACCTCTGCACTTGTTTCTGGAATTATCTCCGCTTCAGAGAAAACGGATACTTCCGTCTGAACTGTTTCAGTTTCGGAAACTCCTGCTTCTTCAAGTGACTGCGATACTGCATTTGCCACGATGCTTGAAATAATGTCATCATTATTCATTTCCGCATCGGCAGGCACTTCCGTTTCTTCAAAATGTTCCGATGGAACATTTTCCGATATTTCGGTTTCCGTAACGGAATTATCCGTTATTTCGGAGATGCTTTCTTCCGAAACATTCGGCTGTTCTCCTGTCATTTCCGTAACCTCGGTTACAGAGGTCACAATGCTTTCTTCACCCATTTCCGTTCACTCCTTTCTCACTTAACTTTTATCTGCAAGCCGCTGAATGAAAAATATGCTTCATCAGCCATATTAGCCACTCTCTGATTTACCGTGCAGAGAGCTTCACGGTAGATGTTATCCGTAACATCAAAGGGTGCAGGCTGAAAGCCTGTTTCTGCGGAAATGACAACAATGGTGCCGCCGCTGTTCTTTATCTCATAAACCAGAGTGTTTATTGCTCTCATAAGCTCCTTGACATAAAGCCGCATTTCTCTTTCGGAGCAGTCAACTCTTACAGCAAACTCCTCAATAGTTTTTCTGTATATCCAGTCCGCAAGGTTATCCAGCACAAAGCACTTGTATTCCCTGTAGTTGACGGGATTTTTGTCCATGCTGAAATTACGGATAATATCCCAGCGGAAGTTTTTGCTTCTCTCGTTGTAGAAAATGCGGTTCAGGGTCTTATCGTCCATATCGCTGTCGGTGCAAAGATACTGCACCCTGTCTATTTCCGAAAACTGCGATACGGCAAATCTTGACTTTCCGCTCATTGCACTTCCCGTAACAAAAATCATTTTTCCGTTATTCATTGGCTACTTTCTCCTCTTCTTTGCTTTCTTTTCAGCCGCACGTTCCTTTTCAAGCCCGTTCAGCCATATTTTTCTCACTTCATCGTGTATCTGCACTTCCTCCGGGAGATAGGTCATTCCCCTTCGCTGTTTGCCCGCATAAAACTCAAATAAGGTCGAAGCAAACTTTTCAAAGGGCATACCGTTGTATTTCATAAAGCCCACCGCCGCAAGCGGAGCAACCTCGATAATAACGATATACATAAGAATATCTGTGGGAATAAAATTCTTTCCGATAAGGAATGTGAGTACCGCAAGTGCGATCATTGCAATTCCGCATACAAACTGGCGTATGGTAAGTCCAAAGAAAAACTGCTCCTTGTACTCCGTAACGTCCTGCGGAATATCTGCCTTTATCATCAAATCACCTCTTTCAGCCCGTTCAGAATGTGGGCGATAACGTCAACAGTCCAGCCGTTTCCGATACATTTATATCTCTGCGTATTGGATATTCCCTCGGTGTAATTGTCGGGAAGCGTCTGCAAGCGTTCCGCTTCTACTGGAGTGAGCTTGCGGACAATATAATCACCGTCGGGCAGGTCAATCTTATAAAGACCTGTCTTTGCTCCCTGACCTCCGCCGTTTGCTGATAAGGTAACGGATTTTCCACGAACGGAATATATCCGCTGTCCCTGACCGCCTTTTCCGTATTCGCCTACACGGACAGGCTGTGCTATTGCTGTTGCACCGCCCTTGAAACCTTTATTTGTAATAATGGTTGCTTCTCCGTATTTGTAATAGCCAGCCATAAAGGTTCGGGACTTTTCTCCTTCGCCGTTATATGTATTGAACGGGATAGGATCTGCCACCATAGAATCCTTCTGAACGGTAGTAAGGCAGTTGCTTTTCCCGTCCTTTCGGGCTTCGATAAACTGCTCTGTGCCGCCAGCACATTTTTCTGAACGTTTTCCGCTTTGAATATACCGTCCACGCTGTGCAACACCCACAGGCTCGGCTATCATGCTCCGCTGACTTCTCTGCAATGTGTTCCATAAAACAGCACCGACATAGCTTGCGGTCATACAATAGCTTTTGTCCTGCCACGGCAGTCCGCTTTCAAGAATATCTTTAAGCAGGATACCCTTGTCCGCAGGCTGACTGACATTGGGGATATTTGTCCAATAGCATCTCTTCCTCTGCTGTGCGGAAACAAGTGCCGAATTTATCATAATGGGCTTTACTCCAAGCTGTTCGGAAATAAAGTCCTTTATATTTTGGTGTATGCTGTTGTTGTTTTCATACAAAAAGTATTTACAGCCGCTTTCACGCAAAGCACGGACATATTCCATAAAAAGCTTACCTCCCATACCGTCGGGAGTAACTTCTCTGCCCGTTTTGGCAATGCTCCAATAGGTGCAGGGAGATCCGCCGATAAGCAGGTCATATCCCTTGAAATCGGAATAACTGCCGCCGAACACATCTCCGTGATGAACTATTTGGGGATAGTTTTTCTCGGAAATTTTCACCGCATATTTGTCAATTTCAAAAGCATCATAGCTTTCAACAGGTATGCCTGCACGCTCCAGAGCCGCCATTCCGCAGGATATTCCGTCATATAAACTCAGAACTCTCATACATCACCCGCCTAACGCACGTTTTGTAATGTCGCTTGATTTTGCGACCGTTACCGCAAGCATTACAACGCTGAGAACAGGTGTTGCATACTTGAATATGTGCATCAGCAGTCCTGCTCCGTCAAGTCCTGCCGAGAAATCGAGAGTAAGATTTGAGGAAATAAGCGTATATGCCTTGAAGCATATCGCAAGAACTCCCCACTGCATTGATACTGCCGCAAAGTTCTTTATAAACGAAATGCCTGCCGATCTTGCCTGTGTATTTACAAGAGTTGCAAGTGCCACGGGAGAGATCGCCGTCAGTATCGCAGTTTCAAACACGATGCCCAGAACCGTTATGACGATAAGCGAAAACATTACAAACATAAGAATTATGATTATGACATAGAGCAGTGTTAGGACTATGTAGTTTATGTCAAGCAGTCCGCCCTCAAGCGGAGTCCCCTGATTCATTGCATCGCCGAACGCCGCTCCTATGCCGCCAAAGGCAGACGCAAAATCCACCTCGCTTTTGAACAGTCCCGAAATTATCCCCACAACGTTGTCCACGTTCTGAACTATCAATGCACTCACAACAAGCTTCATCGCCACTCTGATCGCACCCTCGATGCCGCCGTGGAAGTCGATATTGGCACAATATGTGAATGCTTCCATACAGAAAAACAAGGTCAAAAGAGCTGTGCCTGCTCCCTCGAAAATGCTTATGGCATCTCCTGCCTGACTTACAATATCGAAGCCTGCAATGCTTTGTAAAACAGCGGCAAAACCGTCAGCTTCCGTCTGCAAAAGGTTCTGTGCTTCTTCAAATGCAACTTGAAAAAAGCTTGATTCTGCCATTTTGCTCCTCCTTTCTTATTCAGAAAAGGACGGCCATATTGGATATATAACCGTCCCTGTGTTTTGCTGATTATCCGACGATCAATTTCCGCCAATCGAAAGAGAAGCAGGAATGATAGCTCCGACTGCCGCAATGATCGCACCGCCGATAAGGGTCTGGAAGCCTCTCGTCTTGCCGTCTGCATTGTCGTCCTTGAAGCCTACGCCTGTCTGAATGCCGCCGACTACCGCTACAAGAGAGCCGAGTGCGATAACACCGGGACCGAGTACGCCCATAATTGCGTCGATCATTCCCTGTGCGTCCGCTCCGTCACCTGCGGCATAAACATTCATTGCACAAGCCGATACGGCGGCAGGAATAACGAGTGCCGCCTTTCCGAGCCTTGTGTTCATCGCTCTGCCTGCGGCATCGGAAGCGGCAAGCATAGCCTTTGCGCCGACTTCGTTTGCCTTGTTCTGAAAACTGTTGATTGCTTCTGTGATCTTCATCACACAAACCTCCTTAAAAAAAATTTAGTATATATCTTCAAAGCTCCTGCGGTTTACACGCACTCTTAATTCTTTATATAATTACTTTTCTGCCGAACCGCAGGTCTGCTTTGACTGCAAAATGACAATAAAAAAGAGCTGTAAAGCCGCATTATAAAATGCCGCTTTATAGCTCTCATTCGCTGTTCCGCACCGCTCTTTTGGTACGCCGTTATTCAGTTGTATTCTGCTTTTCGGGACGTAAAATCAGCTTTTTCTTTGATTCATAAATGAAATACCCGTCTTTTCTCGGTTCAAGGATTATTTCCGATTTTCGCTCCATAAGCCTGTTTATTTCCTTTATCTCACGTTCCGTAAGCACCGATATTTTCTCCATATATCACTCCAAGTCAGGCTGTGCAGTACAGTTCCGTGCAATGCTCCAGCCTTTGACGTATTTCTGCCGGGATATCCGACATTATGCTTTCGGGCTGTGCAATTTCAGCACCCTCATCGTCCGAAGTTACAAACCTCAGCTTCAAAGTGTCCGAACCTACCGCTTCGCCCGTATCAATAAATTCGCTGAAATCAATAAATTCCGTTTCAGACTGTGTTTCAACATATCTGTCGAGATAATATGCATAAGGATTGTAGGAAGCCGCTTCACCCTTTTCCGTGTCGGGCTTCCAGTCCTCTCCAAGCTCCGCATATCTCGGATGCTCGGAAAGATTGAATTTATTTGTAAAGAACGGATAAAGCCCACGCACCATAACAATGCAGTTATTGTTGTCCATAGTTGTCAGCTCGTCAATGGTCGCAAGCTCTCTGCCCATAATGGCATTATTGTAAGAACTGCTTTCCTGTTTGCCTTTGGTCTGATTTATGGATAACTGGTCGATAGTTTCCTTTCCGAGTTCCTTTGAAAGATATTCGTTTGTGAACTGATCCTTGCCGCCAAGATATATGAGGGTATCGCAGTTTCCGGGCAGTTCTTCCCATGACTTCTCATAAAGGCGTTTCAGCTGTGAGATATTTTGCAGAATGACCTGTGCCGATATTTCAAACTTTCGGCAGGTCGCAAGGACTTTTTCAAAGTCGGGTATCTTGCCCAATAGCGATAGGTAATTCTTTGATGTAATCTCCGAATTTTCCCCCGCTCCACACCGTACGTGACAGTTTCCCGTCATACGGCGTTCCATCGTATAATCAAGTTTTTAGTGCATACGTAGTCCTGTATACTGTCTCTTTAAATCAAATTTCTATTGGCTATAAATCTGCATATTTACGGAGTTTATTGAGTTTTGCAAGCTGTTTTTCGTTTAATTTCAGCATTTGCACATATTTGCGTATCGTCGTTTCATTGGTTGCCGTTACAAGCCTGTGTGATTCTGTGCATAAAATTATGAGATTTCTGTAGCTGTTGTTTTCTGCACGTCCGCCAAGTCTCGGCTTGATATGATGACATTCCATATTGTGAAGATACAAAGGTTTATGCGTTACCGCACAATTTCCTTTTTGTGCAATATACCTTGAGAGCATATTGTCTGCAAATTCAATGCTTTCCCATTTGTACGCATTTTCCATAAGGTATCTGATAATCTCAAAATTTACAGAGTTTGGCACTTGATGTTCCTCATAATTTTTCAGAACATACTTGTTTACCTCTCTCCGCTTGTATTTAGGATAATCGTGCTGTACATAGGCTATCGGTATCAGCGGTCGTCCGCCTATCCACCTTATTTGGCTTGATTTACCGTAATTTTCAGCTATGAACCTTGACCGTATCTCTCCCGATTTATCTACCTGACACCCTTTGTTGTTGTGATTTGCTCCATTCAGTTTCTTTTGTATCGGATAACCTATTTCCGCAAAATCAGCACTTATGTGAGTAGCCATTTTGTAGTAGTTATGCAGTCCGCTTACCAAAGAGTTATGCAGACTTATATTTTTATCAATAGATTTCTGGTCATTGTGGTTCAGAATACGCTTAATACTCTCCGCGGCTTTCTTTTTCGCTTTTTCTTTCGCCTTATCAGTCATATGCGACCTTACAGCATATTTTCCGCTTTTTGGAAACAGCACGGATTTTGATGCCAAGAAATTCCATATAGTTCTTTTTAAGATTTGTAATTCCCGATTTTTCCTCACTGATTTCCAATGAAAGCCGTTCTTTCAACCATTTTACACCTGCTGTATAGGTTTTCTTTGCTGTACCGTAATCACGGCAGAAGATTTTGAAATCATCTGCATATCTTACGATATATATTTCTTTCAGCTTGCTTTTCTCCCGAAGCATACTCCATTTCTGTGACCTGTCAATTACACCATTGCCTTTTTTATCGGTTTTGCTGTATTCTCGGTTTGTCCGTGTAGGAATGGTTTCCCACTGACTTGCTACCCACCAATCCAGTTCATTCAGAACGATATTGGATAACAGCGGTGATAAAATACCGCCTTGCGGTGTTCCTGTTTCGGGAGATATTACAATGTCGTTAAACAGAATATCTGCTTTTAACATTGCTTTGATAATTGCTAATACTTTCAAATCCTGTATGCCCATTGCCCATATTTGCCGTATCAGCTTTGCGTGATTGATGTTGTCAAAGAAGCCTTTAATATCAATATCCACACCATAGTGCAGATTTTGAAGCTGTATCATTTTGTAGCATTGTGCCACTGCATTTTGGGCTGACCTGTATGGTCTGAACCCATTACTACGTTCGTGGAATTTGGCTTCACATATCGGCTCTAATATTTGTAATACGCATTGCTGTATCAGCCTGTCCCATATACTCGGAATACCGAGAGGACGTTGTTTTCCGTTGCCCTTATCAATGTAGGTATGGCGAACTTTTTTCGGCTGATAGTAATTCAGCTTGTTTCTGACCTTTTGGACTACAGTCTGAATTGGATACTTTTGAATATCCGTAATGATTTTTCCGTCAACTCCGGCAGTAAAGCTGCCTTTGTTTTTGCAGATATTTCGGTACGCAAGCACAATATTCGCCTCCGAAACTATGAGTTTCATAAGATGTTTAAAGCACTTTCCCTGCTTGCTCTGTTCATACATACAGCATAATTTTTCCTGCAAGCCGTACCTATACATATTTTTCTCTGATTTGTTTACAGTTTCCTTTGCCATAGTAACCACCGCCTTTCAGCGTGCTTTTTCTGGATAACTTTAGTTATCATTCTTACCCGAAGCTATGAAATCACTTTGTGATTACTACGCATACATATTAAACTTTGATTTTTACGACTTGTGCCTATCCCTCCACCGCTTATTATCACGGCTTCATCGGTACTGTGGCACTACTCTCACAGTCCCTAATCAGCTTATACGGCATAACCGCTTTCGTATGAAATCAGTATTGGATTGTGAACTCCACTGGTCGGACTGCTTTCCACGTTCCATTATTCTTAGCATTGGTACAACTTAGGTCAATCCTTTAGTCCTGCAAACATACCTTATGGTACTTACTGCCTGTAACAGTATATGGAGTTTCATACTAACAACTTTTACTCCACCCCGTTTGCGTGCAAATTTGCACCCCGACATTTCTATCGGTCATTCGTATAGAACCGTACACTCGGATTTTCGTCGGGCTTTTTAAGCCATTCTAACCATATTGCACCGCCGTCCGCACTATAGGCAGTACATCACACCTCTGTGACGCTTTCCTAGGCTTTATCCGTTAGGACTGCTCTCGTGCGACTTCCACGGGCTTACGACATCTGCATTTCACACTGCTTAGCCGTCCGTAGTTTTAACGTGAGCCTTTCTGGGCGTTACTCCTTCATTCGACTCATCAGAATAATAGTTCTACGTAACTATATTTACTTTTTGTTACGTGCCGTACCTTTTCAGTACGGAACGTGTCACACCGTTCGCAAACTCATCGAGTATAAAGCGGACGTGAACAGGCAGTCTGCCGTGATAATAATTTATCGCCCTGTCATACAGCGTATCGAAAAGCTGTGTGTACATCATAGCCGCAAGAAAGTTGTATGTGGTATCCGTTGAGGGTATTACGATAAAAAGTGCAGTCTTTTTATCTCCCATAGTTTCAAGGCTGATATTATCCGTAAATGTAAGATTGCGGACATTTTCAAGCTTGAAATACTGGAGCTTCGTTGTTGTACTTATGAGTATGGACTGCATTGTTTTTCCTGCCGCCTGCTTGAACTCCTCGTAATACTGCACCGACAATGCTTTCGGGGCGGCTTCCTTTCGCTTGTCAAACATAAGGTCAAGCTCGGATTTTTCTTCTTCCTTGCCCTCGATTACCTTGGCTTTATGTATAAGGTCAAGGACTCCTGCAAAGTTCTGTTCTTCCTCCGTTCCCGTTTCTATGAGCAGGAAGCAGAGTGAAGATAATAACAGCCTTGTAGCATCGTCCCAGAACTGATCTCCGGAGGAAGCTCCCTCAACTTTCGTATTGGTCATAAAAACATTTATCATTTTAATGACGTTGTTGCTGTTTATCTCGCCTGTGCTGTCTTTCAGATAATGAAACGGATTGTAGTTTGAGCTGTGCTTCATATCGTTCAGATTGAAAACTCTTATCTCATATCCGTGCCGCATAAGCATCTTTCCGCAGGATTCCACAAGCTCGCCTGACGGATCTGTGACAACAAAAGAAGTATTGCATTGGAGCAGATTCGGCTTTACGAAAAATCTCGACTTGCCCGTGCCTGAACCGCCGAGGATAATCATATTCAGATTAAGCATAGGCTTTATCTTTTCGGCTTCCCTGCCTGCACCCATTACGTCCTTTATGGATATATCCGTTCCGGTAAGCTTGCTTGGACTTTTCTTTTTCGGCTTGCCCTTTTTCTTATTTTTATCCTTTTCTTCTGTCGCTCCATTTTTCTCCCTGACCTTGCGGTCAAGTACGAGAAAAACATCGCTCGCACATATAACGTTGTTGTAAAAGCCTGCCTTTGTGATATCGGCAATTATCTCTTTTTCCTGACGGTTTCCCCAACGTGCCGAGCCGTGTTCTACGCCCTTTCTATGATACCGCTTGCCGTTTCCCACAAGGCGGTACATTATGGCTATAAGGCTTGCGAAAAAAGCTAAAACACAAGAATTTCTTGTAAGTCCCGAACCTTTCAATACAGCCGTAAACGCATTGCCCAGATTTGAAGCCGTCATATATTCGCCAAAGCTTCCGACTGCTTCAAATATCTGAATATTTCCGTTTTTGTCGGCAGTCATTTCAAGGGTATAGCCTGCAAGCACGATAACGGGAAAGGCAATCATACAGCATACGATTATGATATACAGAAGCGTATCGGTTTTCTTTTCGGGCATTCCCATATTGCTCGCCATAGTTATAGCTCCTGCCCTCCATTGCCTTTGGAAATGACCTTATCCTTGACAGTCTGAGAAAGCTCCTTGAATTTATCCTGTGCAAACTTCTTGATGTCGGTAAGCGTCTGCCTGTCGGGGAATTTCTTATCCGAAATGCTTTTTTCAAAGGATTTCTTTATATCATTTGCACCTTTTTCGGAAATGCCTATTTGAGAAAGTTTTTCGGGGTCAATGTTGCTAATTGGCATTATGAGAGATTTTTTGCTTTCCTTTGCTGTAATCTCAACCATATTGCTTGAAAGCTGACATACCTTTGCTTCGTTATTCTCCTGCCTGTGGGCATCGGTGACAACTTCATCGGCTATGAGCTGCTTCATTACCAAAGCTGTGGAAATATCGTCAACAAGTCCGAAGTCATCTCGAAGTGATTTTTCTACCTCTGACAGAGGAGTACCTTTTTCTATCTGCATATACTGATAGTTTTCGGCATCATCTCTGATAATTACTGTGCTGTCCTTTAGTGTATGATAGCCCAGCTCGCTGAGTTCCGCATTATTCTGTCCGAAACTTTCAAAGCTAATTGCCCAAGACTTGCTTTCCTTAAGTTCATAAGCAGGCGATTCAATGTCCGAATCTCGGTATGAAGCTGCAACCTTGTCGGCAATTTCCTTTGCGGAAACCTCGGAATATCCCATTTGTGAAAGCATAGCCTGCACCTGTTTTACGGGCATAACGGGAATAACGGCAAACTTATTGGTGTTGTTATCGAGGACACAGCATTTTGCACCGTTGTCCTTTGGCAGCTCACCGATACATTCAGCCTTGCCGATAACAGTCTGCGAAAGCTGTGACTGTGCAAGATACTCGCCGATATTCGGAATGTCCGCATAGACAATTTCGGACTTTTCCGCTGTATATGCGAATGTTTCTTTCTGCTTGTCGGTCAGTTTATTGTTTATATCCTCAATGAGCTTGTTCATCGTTTTGCTGTTCAGTCCTCTTTCCTTGAGGGCAATACGCATTTCCTCGGCACTTCCCATTTTCACGCTGATAAGCTCATTTTTCTTTGCATTGAAAAGGTCAATTCGGCGAAGTTCTCCGCCGTCTGTGCCGTATTTATACACGGCTGTATCTTTATTGATATGTCTGTTTCGGGTATTGAAATATGATGTAAGCTCACTTCCGCTGACAGTCCTTTTCACTTTTCCGTTCACATCATACACGGGGTACTTTTTATCAAAGTCAAGCTCCGATTTAAGAGTTTTTCCGCCGTTTATCATTTCGGCTTCAGCTTTGCTTATACGGATATAGTCCTGCCCCGAAGTGTTCGGAACACGCATAAAATAGCTGTCCGAGGTATTAAGCTCTTCGATATTAAGCTTCTGCATATCAAGGGTAATGACATTATCATAAACCTCGATCAGATAGTCCTCACATTCCTGCAAGCTTTCCTTGTACTCTTCCCTTGCCTTTTCAACCTTTTCGGAAATATCCGTGCTGTATTTCACGGCTATTTTATCTCCGAAAGGCACAAAGGAAATATCCAGATTATCTGCCTTTGCAATGGAAGCAAGCTCTTTGGCTTCATCAGCAGTCAGAGCATAGGCTTCAAAGTCAAGTTCGTCTAAGGGTTCGGTCTGTTCATACCGTGTTACCTCAATATTTCCGACTTCCTTTTTGACCTGCTCCGCTTCCTCCAATGCCTTTGAATACTGTCCCTCATATTCCTTTGGGACAACATTCATATATTTGCCCTCATCGGTTTTAAAGGAAATGACGGGAATATCGTATTTGTTCATCACACGGTCAACTATGCCCATATCTTCGGCATCAATAAGGTCTTTTCCGTCCTTGACGATTATCCTGTCCGAATTTTCGGAAATGTCGTTTGCCACAATATGCTTCATTGCCATATTGAGAAGATCAAGCTGGCTTGCGGGAACAGCAAGCACGGCATTGTTGTTGTCTCCTACCTGTGCATTGAAATATGAGCCTCCCATTTTCCTGACGGTTTTCTCTATTTCGGAAAGCTTTTCGGCAGGCACGGTAATATACTTGAATTCCGCCCCTGCTTTTTGGAGCTTTTCAAAATGCTGTTTTGAAAATTTTCCGACCTTTATCTTCGGAACATCGTGCTTCTTTGCGGCATTTGCCCTGTTCTTTTCCTTTTCGATAGAACTGACAATATCCAAAATGCTTTTCAGAAGTGCCACAAAGGTACTGCAAGCGTCATCGCCTATCATTATTCCGTCACTCCTTTCGTTTCTTCAATATGTTCTGCCGGAACATCGGTATTTTCGGGTGCTTCCTCTGCGAAAATATCTATCCTATCCTCATCGGTACAGCCGTATGAGAACGGGGACATATTGAACATAAGGGTAACGTCTGTATCTGCGGCATTTGCCCAGCCATTTGGAAGTGACAGAGGCAGAATACGCTTTATTCCCACTCCATTTGTCACAAATGCAGGAGAATATTCCTGCGGTGAATAGTCCGAATAATTATATGTTTTAGGCTTTGTTATGCTTTTCAGCAGGTCACGCTGCTTTATATCAAAATTCTCGTCTGTGCCTGCGTATGTCACGCCGTATCTGCCTGCAATATTTACTTTCAGAAAATGTGTGCTGAAAACAGTCTGCCTGTTTTCTCCGTTGTCCGCACCGAAGATACGCACCTCGGTTTCTGAATAGCTGACGTTGTTTTCCTTATGGTTATTGGCATATCCGACTGAGTTTGCGGAATAGCCAAAGTTATAGTAAAGGTCATTTCTGTTCGTGCCAAGCTCGGAGCATATTTCTTCAACGGTCATATCGTTATTGGCTGCCCAGACCTCAAGGAGCTTGTCGGGGTTCAGCCTGATAAGGTAAACAGCCGATCCGTCTATCTCCTTATTTATATTGATGCTGTCCGAATAGTACACCTCCCACATATCCGGGGAGAGCAGCTCGTCCTTTTCAAGCTCGATCGTTCTTGCATAATACTGATAGTCTGTGAGGTCGGTAAATTCTTCATCATCGAATATATCGTTCTCGAACCAGCCTATTACAGCGTTATACTCCTTTTCTTCCTCGGAAAGCTCGACGGTATCCTTTTTCTGTACGCAGCCTGTCATCATCAGAACTGCACTTATACATAGTGCGAAAATCTTTTTCAGCTTCATCTCTCTATCCCTTTCGGTCGCATTTTTCGTTTGCGTTTTTCGATATTTCTATTATATCAGATTGCATTTTTATTCAATTATGAACAAAAGCTCCCGAATTTTGATACCCACTGATAGAGATTGATACAGACTGATAGTAACTGATAGTGTTGATTCATAGTTTGGCAACAGGATTACTGTAAAATGGCGTGCTTAAACATTCTATAAATATTATAGGCAAATTTTATGAACAAAAACAAAAAAGCTCCGCAGTGTGCGGAGCTTTCTTGTTTTGAATATTTCTAAAATTCTCTGCCTTCTCATTAACCTATTTGTAATCATAATGCTAAAATGACAGCAGTAACATCAAATTACTATGTCGTATCTAGATTTTTCGTAAATTTTCTTTTTGGGGAATAAATCTTCCCGTCATTCGTAACCGTCAAACTCAATCGTAACTTGTACTGTCCTGTAATACCATCATCAAGCCACTTGAAGTTTCCCGTAACGGTCACATACACTACGTTATTATTCCTTTCATCAGGAAAAAAGTATTCATCCGTTATTTCCGTGTCTTGTACTTCCACCCTGAAAGCATACGCTTATTCAGTACGCAGTCATATTCTAATTTTACGCTAAGCGACTATCGGTCAGACATGCAGTTTCTAAAACGTATGCGTCACACCCAGAAAAGATGCAAAGTGAAAAATGATGCCATACGGTCAATCACGGTCATAGGTTTAAACTTGCAAAAAGTACTTTTTGACTCAAATAAAAAGCTCAATTGCTTTGTCCTCATAATATTTCGGGTATTGTTTTATAAAAGTCCTCACCTTATCCCACAACAAAACATCTCCACTTACTGCCGCAATAATCGCTTTTTTACCTACGGCAATACCTGAATCCTTAATAATTTCATATAATCCTTGTGCAATCGAACGATCATTAAAGCCTAATTCATATAACACAATTTCATTTTTCTCTTTCAAGCCATACTTCATTGCTTTTGAAAGCTTATGAATTTGATCAAGTATATCTTTTTGATCCGTGTGATAACCTAATCCCTCTGTGATAGCCGACAAAGTTAATGTACAGTCATATGAAAAGAATGAATCGCATAATGCAACTATGTCTGTTAATTCTATAGGATTAAACTTTTTTCTTTTTAAGATAAGCAGATGCAAAGTATCTTTAGCATATCTATAGATATCGTGATAGCTTTTTCCACGAATCCACATCAAAGCTAAATCTAATAGTTCCTTTTTTACGGAACACGCATTTACCACTTTGTTATTTGTATGTAATAACTGAGGGAAAATAACACAAAGCATTTGTTCCATATCTTTGCAAACAATAAAATCAGACAAGTTACTCTCAATCCACAAATCAATTTCTATTTCACGTTTTACACCAAGCAGGCTTTTGCTATAACGATATCGTTTATCCGGAGTATCTACTTTTGTAACAAGAAAATGACCTATTAAATCAATAATATGTATTATTTTTTCCTTTTCAATGTTAGTAGATAGGTAAAATGCTAACGTTTCAGATACTATTCGATGTATTTCATCTTTTGATTCCTCATATGTTTTTTCAACTAAATAGAAAAGCAAAAAGCTCTCTATAGCTTCAATATTATGAACCATCAAAGAAATTGTTTTTTTCGCCCATTCAACATGACAATCCTCTAATGAGTTTAACAGTTTTTGAGCTTCATCATTGAACTTCCCCTGTTGGTAACTGGTTTCAAACGTTTGAATAATTTTATCCAAGCACTCTTTGTTTTCAGGCTCAGTCCGTAACCATCCTAATAGCGAACTTATACACGCTTCTGATTGGTCAGAGCTTAGAAGTTCCTTGTAACTGAGCCATTTCCAATTTTTGTATGGATCTCTTTTATTTTTGTATACATTCAATTCAGTCAAAATAATCGTTCCTTCAGTATACATTCCAGATCTTCCAGCTCTTCCAATCAAATTTTGAAAATCTCGAACACGAATTCTTTCCTTTCCCTGATATATATTTGAAATAATCAAATATCGGATTGGTAAATTTACGCCTTGAGCCAGTGTTGATGTACAAATTATGAATCGAATTAGCCCCTGTTGCATTGCATATTCTTCTGCGGTGCGTATTCCGGCAGGCAAACCACTATGATGTGCAAAAAGCCCCTTCTCTGACGCATTAGTATATATATTATCCACTCCAAAATTTTGACTTATTTGGTATTTTAGCTTTTCAATTTCACCTTTGTCGCATTGATCTAATATAGGGGAAAGATTTATTCCTCGACTCTCAACCTCTAAACATCTTGAAAGTATCTTTTCCACAGAATCTTTTCTTCCGCAGAAAATAGCAATACCTCCATTTTCTGATAATTGTAAAGCATATGCAATTGCAAAATCATTTTTATAATTGGAATCGTTAATTTCAGGAAAAAATTTTTCTTTTCTTTCTCTAGGCTTCTTCTGCAATAATATTGGAGAAACAACTCGTGGTACATAAAATTCATCTTCATCCGGGTTAGTTGGATTTACAAAGAATAGATATCCAGCTTGCTTGTTGGTCTTTCTATCCCTCGCTATCTCCGTTATTGCAACAGCTTTTTCAGAAGCTTGAATTGCGCTACCTTTGATTACAACACCAGTTCCATCAGTCAACCAATTATTAATTTGATCCGCATTAGGAATGACCGCAGAAATTAATATTTTTTGTGCTTGTTTACTACTATAGTGTTTTATAGTTGACACTAGAAGTTCATATGTTATTCCTCTTTCATAGTCATCAAATAAATGTCCCTCATCAAAGATAAGTAATCCTACATTAGTCAAAACAGAGATATCTTGTCGCAAAATATACAAAAGCTTTTCTGGAGTAGATATGAATACTTTATTTATCTCTTTTTCTTCAATCTCAAAAGGATCATCAAAATCCATTTGTAAAGAATCCGATAATTCGTTCACACGGATTTTAGGATTATATGAAAAAGCATTAGATAAATCATCGGATATCTCTCGGCACAATGCTCTAAACGGTGCAACCACAATTGCTAGATTAGTTCTTCCCCCAAGAAAAGCAGACAATATAATTAAGGCCATCGATTTTGTTTTTCCAGCACCTGTTGGTAACTGAATAGTTGCAGATTTCCCAGAATATACACCATTCAATCCTAAAACACGCTGTGCTGGCCATAGTTCCTTGACTAAAGTTCCCTGATTTAAAACATCATTCCAAATAGAATAACCTATACCAGTGAATTTGGGCAAAAGATAATATGCTGAATTACCTTGCTTTATAAAAAGAACTGCTAACAGGCAATCAATAAATAATAGTTCCCTATCTGTTCCATCTCGATAAATTATTTTCCTAAATTCTATTACTGGGCTCAAATCTGTTATGATACCTGTTTTTATTAATTTATTAGCAATATCTACAATCGGTCTTATTTGATTCGAACAATTTTGAACCACTATTTCATCTTTGCACCTCAACAACTGACAAAGTATACTATCAAGCATGCCTGCTTCTAAGTCAATATTGTCTGATATATTCTTTGCTAATACTAATGAACTTCCATTCATACCGCACATATAACAAACAACTGATCCGAGGAGTAGATAGTAGTCACGATTTTCACCAAATAGCCCTGATTCGACATAACTATCAAAAAATTTAGCTACAAAACGAAGCTGGTTTATATCGTCTTCATAATCGCTTTGAGATAACGACGGATTGTTTATTATTTTATCCGAAAAGTCACCAATAATCGCTATTGAAAGCACTAACAGATCTTCTACTTCTTTTTCTACTGCTGTATGCAAGTTCTCTGGAATATGATATTCCCACATTTTAGCCTTTGCCCGAACCTTTTTTAAATAATATTGAGATTTTGATTCAATTAACATTTGCAGCTCTCCAATATAATTCAGAAATTAGTGATTTTAAATCATTATTATGTATCAGAATCAATTCTAAATTTTCAGCTGAATTATCACTTGTTGACACATTGACGTATTCACTTGGATCATATAATGCATTTGTTAAAACAGCTGCGGCACCAAACTTTACCAAGTAAGGCCGATCGGTTTTGTTTTGAAACCGTGCGATTAGTTTTGCATTCTCTTTATCTCCAATATCTAATAAACGTCTTTTAATTGCATTCAATGACTCAGAATACCTTGCAATATCTTTCTCTGACCCTATAAGTGCATCATTCAATCGAGTAAATCCTTTATAATTTGCCTTTGGGTCAGATCCACCCTTAACTTCAATCACCAGCACCTCATCTTTTAAAGATGAGGTAGAATCCATTTTAAATCCCAACACATCACTACCATTTGGAGACATATTCCGATTAATTTTTCTGCAATATCTTGTACGTGGAACATAATAATAACGAATATATTCTATATAATCTGCCAACATCAATTCACAAAAATCTCCTACACGAGTAGAAGGTCCAGGAGCAGTATGTGCATCGGGAAAAACATCATTTATATAATAATCGTCCCTAGTTTTTCCAGTACCTATTATTTCATCATCTACTTCTGCCAATGTTCTATAATTATCTCGAAAATGCCTTGCCCATTCATCTAAGATATCATCGTTCTGTGGAGAATTAAAATTAAAAACCAGTATTTCTTTGCCATCAGATGTTTTCAAAGATTTTTCTTTCTCAAAGCATTTTAAATACTCCATATTATACCTTCTTATTTGAGCGATATGAGATAAATTCCTCATTAATGTTTACTAAATCAAATCTTCAGATTTTCAGAAACAATGTCCATAATCATATTAAGCCGTGTTTCACCGATACCCTTGACAGCTCCGATCTGAGAACGCAGCTTATCCATATCTATGTCAACAGCTTCGATGCCTTTCATAGCATCTTCCTTGCCCATTTCATAGATATTGTTGAGTGTACGGCTAAGTTCGTTCTTGTCCATCGACTTTATCTGACGGTATAAGTTGCGGTTGAGCAGTTCCTTTTCCATTGCTATCCCCTGTTCCGTGAATTGAAATATACTATCCGTATGCGTACATTATACCATATATCGCCATTCACGTCAAATATAAAAGCCGGGCAAGATGTTCCACCGGAACATCTCACTCGGCTCTTTTCATAATATCAGTAGTTAAGTGTCTTAGCCACGATCCTGTCGGCAGGCTCTCCGTCCTCGTCCTTGTCGGTGTGATAGCCCAGAACAGCGATTTTTGTACCGGGAAGCAGCCTTTTGTCAAGCTCACTTGCTTCGCACTCAACCGTTACTTCCGAACCGTCCTCGGCTTTCCTTATCTTTACGCCGAACCAGTCAAGCATTCTGCTTGTTTCCTTGAGCATAGTGACTTCCATAACCTCGCCCTGAATGATTACCTTGTTTTCCATTGTGAATCTACCTCCGTTATTCTTCGTTTTCGGTCTGTTCAAAGTAAAGGGCTAATGCCTTTTCAATGATTTCATTTGCTTCTTTCTTGGAATATGTGCTTAAATACCGCTTGTATGTAGCTGTCGGGAGCGTTATCTTCTCTCCCTTGTCTTTCGGCTCTGCATCATCTTTTCCATATTCCCCTGTTAAAACCTCTGTGAGTATATCCTCGGAAACAACCGCATAGGAAGCCGATACTTCTCTGAGCTGCTTTGCCATTTTCATATCAATGACAGTCACACCCATTCTGACCATAAGTGAATATGTGAGCTTCTGCTGTTCCTCCGGCATAAAGGATATATCAACGGCTGAACGGAGCTTAATGTTTCCCTTGTCTACAAGTGCCTTAAATTCATCTATGAGCTTGTTCACCCTCAAAAGCCTTGCAACCTTTGAGGAGCTTATACCGTATTCCTCGGCGGTCGCATCTCTTGTTGTTAAATGTTCCACCGGAACATTTTGCTCCGCCTCGGGCTTATGCTTTCCGTTCTCGATGAAATAGAGCTCGTCACTTATAGCTTTCAGCTTGCGTTTATCAAACAGCTTGCTGTACCGAATACCCACCGCAAATGCCTGTTCGCTTATCTTCAAATCTTGAAATGACCTTTGAAGCAGATTCGTTTCAATGACATAAACCTCTGCTTCTTCATCGGATAAATCGGTTTTGACAACGGCAGGAACACTTGTTCTCCCTGCCTGTCCTGCGGCATACACCCTGTTGTGTCCCGACAGTATCTCATACTTGCCGTTCTCCATAGTCCTCACGATAATGGGTGTCATAATTCCGTTCTTGGATATGGACTGTATCATATCTTGCAGACGTTCGCCCTGATAGAGCGTAAATCTGTGATTGTGATAGGGTACCAGCTTGTCAATAGCTATGTTTGTTATCCCTGTTTCGGAGGAGAAGTCCAGACCGTCTGCCACTCCGAATTTGCTTGTAACATTCCTTGCCACAACAAAAACTCCTTTCATTCGGTTATTCGTGATATATCTGCCCAACGTGTCCGCCCGGTTCATCGGGAGCTTCATAATCGTATATACGGAAATCTCTCGGTGAATACTCCGCCTTTTCACGCTTGATTTTGGAAATGCAGCCTTTCATAGTTTTAAGGCTGTTTCCGCAATATCAGCCGTGCAAGTGCTTGTCATATTCCCCTGTCAGATGATTGTATATACCATTGCAGGGTTCAATTTCATCACTTACATACTCTAAAAAATACCGCTTCATATCCTTATCCTATCAGTTCATCGGCAAGCCTGTTGTAGTCCTCGGCGACCGTACATTTGGGTGCGTATGCAATAAGTGTCCGCTTCTGTGCCTGTGCTTCCTTGACCTTGATGCACTCTCTGACAGAGGTATCAAATATCTTGGTGTTCATACTCTCCGCAACCTTTTCAAGAGAAGCCTTGACCTCTCTTGAAAGGTTTGCCCTGCCGTTGTACTTTGTGAGCAGAAGCCCTGCAACGGTCAGCTTGGGATTCTGACGCTTCTTTATCGCCCTTATGGTTTCATTGAGCTGTGAAAGCCCCTGCAAAGCGTATCTGTCCGCTGTAACCGGGATAATGACTTCATCGGCAGCTATCAGACAGTTATGCAGGATTGAGTTCATCGCCGGGGCCGTGTCAATGAATATGTAGTCATATTCACCGCACTTTTCCAAAGCATCAGCCATACGGTAAAGTCCGTCAACGCAGCCTTTCAGCTTTTCATCAGCCTGCCTTAACAGGCTGTCCCCTGCAAGTATCTCTCCGCACTCGGTATGCTGAATTGCTTCCGATATGCTGATACGGCTTTCATCAAGGAGAACGTCATATATGGTCGCAACTCCCTCGGTTTCAGCACGATATGTGTCGGTGGTGTTGCACTGTTGGTCACAATCTATAATGAGTGTTCTGTAACCTCTCTGTGCGAATATTGAAGCCAGAGCCGTAGCGGTCGAAGTTTTCCCCACTCCTCCTTTTGGGGAAGCACAAATTATTACCTTGCCTATAAAAACCGTCCTTTCATTCAGTTATTCTCTTTACCTATCCTGCCGACCTTTTCTATCCACTTGTCAACCGCATTGATAATGCCCTCATAGGCTTCATATCTCTCCATTTTCTCATTGTAGAGGTCAATATCGTCCTCGTCCGCATCTTCGGGCAGCTCGTCGGGCTTGTCATAGTAGCCGTTAAATTCAAGGTAGTCACGGCGTTCTGTGAGATAGCCCTGAAAGGCTGAGTGTATGCCCTCTGCATAGTTGGTATCGCCCTCTGCATAGAGGTCAGCTATCTTCTAGACAACGGCAGCACAAGTCATATCATAGCAGTCCGCATCCAGATCGTCCATTGTGCAGAACGATGACCTTGCAACGTCCTCCCAGTCCTCAAAGTAGTCGGAGGTTTCACAAGCATAGCCTATGTCCTCAAGGATCTCGGTTACTCTCTCATAGCTTTCATCGGAAATTCTTAACATAATAAGTACCTCTCTTTTCATTTATTCAGATTTTTAAGGCTGTTCATAACTGCCCTGCGTTCTTCGGCGGTCATAGGCTTGCGCTGTGGCTTCGGCTTTCTGCGTTCAGCATAAGCCATTAACGCTTTTTCACGGATATTCTGCTTTCTTGCCTCACG